TCCATTTGTTTTCCTATTATAACATTTTCATGTAATAGATTGAGTCTTTTTGCAAGTGAAAGTTTCTGTTGATATTGTTGTATACCCAGTCTCCTACTTACGTTTCTTCTTTCTTTTCTGTTCATAGTATTTATTTTTAAAAATTATGTATCTTCATTTTGCAATTATTTCCATGGTGGCGTTTAAATGCGCCATTCGAATTATTCATATATTTATGACAATAAGGACATTGCATTGTAGGTTTTGATTTAAGTCCTAAACTTACATTTTTATTACGTTCTTCAGTAAATATGATATTCTTTCCTGCTATTGATTTTGTTAATTGAATTTCTTTAGCTCTTTTTTCTCCAAAAACTTCGATATACGTTTTTCCTTTTAAAATTGGAATAGCTAATTTGTGTTTGTTAATAGTTTCTTCAGATACAGGCAATGATCTAATTAATTCTATCGCGTATACGTAATCTCTTCCTGAATTTTTATGTCTTCCGTTTGAAGCCATGAAATGAAACGCACATGCTATTTTTCTATTTTTAGGATAAATGTAGGTTAATAATTTGTGACATAAAAAGTGTTCTTTTGAAGTCAATAAAACTCTATTAAATTCTTCGTCTAAACCACTTAAGCATTTGGGTATTATATGATGACTTTCATAATAAGTTCCATCTTTTCGTGTTCTATTTAATTTTTGTGCTTTAAAAACAATATCGTCGTATATTTTTTGATAATTCATTTTATTGTTTCTTGTCCAAGCTGTTAACATAGAAATAGTTAAATAATCTTAAATATGCTGCAAGTAATAATGTGTCATCACTAGTTATGACGTAACTACTGTCGATCATTTTGAATTTAATTTTGTCTTTGTTTTCTTCTACCTCTTCTGTTTCCGGCACTCCTTTACCTGTAAGGTCTACACAATATAAGTCAATTGCTGAGTCTGAAGTTAAGTTGTTATAAAGTCCTCCTAAATACATCCAATCGTCTGCATTAGTTGCGTTCAATCCGATAGCTTCATATAATATTCTATTCGCTGCAACTAAATTAGTTCCGTCATCTGCGTTAATATAATCATTTATTAGTGTATAATCATATTCTTCAAATACATAGTTATAGTCTTTTACAACTCCTACTTTGTCTAACAAGCCACGAGAATCTATTTGATAGGGCAAAACCGTTACTTGATGTTTTTTTGACACAAGATAATAATGTTCTTTTATTTGAATGACGTCTTCAAATTTCCCTTCAAGCACAGTCTTTTTTTCAATATTTAACTCATCCATCATATTTTCTTATTTTTGCATTTTTCTCCATGATATCGTCCATAATTGCCAGGGTTATATTCTTTTTTGCAATGTATGCAATATTTCTTTTGTTTATTTATCTTACTCATCACAGAAGAATATATTGTATTATCTCTATTTGGGGATTTTCCTAAATGAGCTTTACGATTTTTTTCATTTGATTCTTTTTTATGATGTTTGTCTTTCATACCAGAAACTAATCCTATATGAGAATTAGACATCTTCATTATTGATTTATTTGAAAAACATCCAGGATTGTTTTTATTCCACGGATCTCTCCCTTGCGATGCAGCACACATTTTATTTTTAACATCGGGTTCTTTTAATTTTTTTATTGTATTAATACTAATTTTTTTTCTAGTTTCTGAAGAATGAGTTCTTTGAGAACTCTTTACACCTATTTTTCTTTTTGTTTCTTCTGATATTGGAATTAAATTAAGTAATTCTTTTGTATATGAATAATCTCTTGAAGAACTAATATGCCCATATTTTTTGCTTGTAGACATTCTAAAAAAAGCATAAACTATTCCTCTATGTTTTGGATAAATATATGTTAGCAATTTATGACATATGTAGTGTTCTTTTGCCGTCACTAATTGCATATTTTCTTTTTCATTACCACCACCCATACATCGAGGATATATGTGATGATTGTTGTAATAAACATAAGAAGGATTAATTTTTTTTAGTTTTTTTCTATTTTCACTTCTTGCTTTTTCTATTATGTTATCATAAACTTTTTGATGATTCATTTTATATATTATATTCACATATAATCTTTTGGTTCTTCAATTTTATCTTCAACTGATTTAAAATATTCATCGATTCCTGTTATCATTTCTTCTACCCATTCGTCAAACTCTTGAGAAGTTCTAGAATTCGTATTATTATGAGCGTGTTCATAATTATGAGCGTAATATAGAAGATTGGTCATATATTGTTTTAGATCTTCGTTCATCTTTAATTATTTATTTTATTTACATTTCTCTCATTTCATATTCACTATAATTGCAAGTTAACTCACTGCCTATTTCTAAATCTTCGGAAGCAACCATTATATACTGACAATCATCTTGTTTAATTGGTATAGTATTAGGAGTATCACTGTGATTTGTAAATCTATCATTTCCTGTAGGAAAAACCCACCAACCATTAAATTGTTGAGTATCTAGATATCCATAATTAATAATCAATTCTTTTTCAATTTTTGACATGTTTTTCACTTGTTCTTGAGAAAAAATTAAATCAAATAATGGATTAAATACCCATACAGTTTGATATTTTTTAACAGGTTCTTCTAAAAATGCACCCATTCCATGTATTTTTGAGGGTCTTATTGAAGTTTTTATTATAAACATATTTTAAACTATTAATGTTTAACATCTACAACTATAAACACTTCTTCCACACTCAGGACAGTAAAATTCGGCACCTGTTTCTGTGAGTTTTTGTTCTTTCGTTTTATTATTAAGCAGTTTTTCTTTTTCACGAATGGTTTTAATTTGCCCGATAATATCACTAAATCCTTTGTCTCTAAAAGCGCTTTCAAGAGGTATGTCTTTGTTAATGACTGCAAAGTCTATTCCACTTGCAAAAGCCATTCTTAAATTTTGTTTTGTATATTTCATCTTATATTTTTTTATATATTCGTATCTTCAGGAACACCCTCGTACATTTCTTTTACAGCAAGTCTTAATGCTTCTTTAATTTCTTCGACGGTTATTTCATCAACGATATATTTTATGAATTTATCACTGCCTTCTTCAAATGAATCTTTCGCAAGTTCATATAAATTTTTAGGCGGTAAAGCAACAATCATGCCCATAGTTATTTCGCTATCAATTTTTTTAGCTTTTGACATCAAAATATAAACTGGGTCTGATTTGTCAATTTTTTCTTTTGTTGATTCGGGTGTTGTTTCTGGCGTATTTGATATTTGACCAAAGTTTGATGATTTTGGCGCAGAAGGTCTTGGTGGAAGAAGATGTACAACCTTTTTACCAGGATTGAATGGAATAACTAATTGTTTAATTCCCTCTGAATCTATTTCCCATCTTTCTTCTTCTCTTCCGACTATTTCGTCTTTAAATTGCCAACAGTTATTTGGCTGATCTATTTCAGCCATTAATTTTCCTGTAAGGTCTTTTTGATTTAAGGGGGCTACTAAAGCTTCGTTTATACGGGTATTATTTTTGAATACGATGTATACATCTGGACCATCAGTTTCGATTCTATCAAAAAATTGTACTTGACCTCTTTGTTCTCCGGCAACCCACTGGAAAAATCTACCTTCCATTTTCTTTATTTTTAAATTATTACTTTTTATTATTTGACGGCTTTCCTAATTTGGCAATGCTCATATTATGTTTAGCTTCTTCAGATTTGGGTTTTCGAAATCGTTCTTTTGATTCTTCAGACCAATGTTTTCCTTTAACGTTAGATGGTTTTCCTTTTTTAGCTACGCTATATTTAATCAAAGTTTCTTCCGAACGTTTTTTTCCTACATTTTTTCCTTTTAATGCTTTACTTATATTTTCATTATGTTGAGCCGTATGCTTTGCAAAATGTTTGCCTTTATTTTTTATGCTTATTTGTATTTTTGTATCTTCAGCTACACTATTTTTACATTGATGACCACCTTTAGGACTTATATTGTAACCGTTAGGCGCTAATGTATTAAATTGTTTAATGTATTTTTCTTGAGCTTCATATGCATTTTTTCTTAACTCAAAACATTCAAGAATTTTTTTTTCAAATTTATCTTTTCCGTATTGTTTTTCAGCTCTTTTAAAATATACCCCACTTCCTAAATATTCATCTTTATAAGGATCACAATTACATGATCTATCACCAATATATTGAAAACCGTTAACTAAATTTGTTGTAACATATACGTAATTAAATTTTTTCTCCATGAATATCCTGTTTAGGTATATATCTTTGAGATATTTTTACTTTATTTATTTTTTTAATCTTGACATCATATAATGATAAGTCTAGAGAATTGTCTTTGATAGTCTCTGGACCACTCGGTCGAGAATCCTTTTTCTTTCCAATCAACATAATCTTCTCTAAAAGTTTCCAGCGCATTTTCAAAGTGTTTCTTGTAATTTCCTGAACTTAAAAAATCTATACGTATAACAGGAATAACAAATGTGTGTTTTGTTCCTTTTACTCTCCAGTAATATGATGGAATTGCTCCATACACTCCTGTATATTCTTCATTTGATGTGCCATATTCCACGTGCAATGGAGTTACCCAGCCTTGCGGATTAACTTCTATGGTTTTAACATCTTTAAGCTGTGAAAAATCAAAATTGTTAGGCATTGTCTACCATATTTGTTCTATTACCTTCAACAGGTTTATCGTTTTCTCGTTTTCTTTAGCTGTTGTGATATCATCAGCTTTAACTGCAGCTAAATCACCATTAATAGCAGTTTGTGTTATTTGTTCATCTGCATCAGCTAAATTTTTACTATTGAAGTCTCCGGATAATCTTCTGACTCCAAGTAATATGGCCGAAGCCGTCAATACTTTTAACATAACACCAAAATATTCAAGAGTATTTGGAATTCCAAAGAAATATCCAAAAATTCCTGCAATTATTCCTGCACATCCTATAAGACCTGCTATAACTCCTATAAAACCCGAACCTGATGTTTTTCCAGATTGGTTATTAAATGTTTCCGAGAAATTAAATTTCGATCTATTATAACTCATGCTTATATGAATAATTTTAATTGTTGTATAAGTTATATATTAACGGAAATTTAACTGATTCACAGATAATATATTATCATAGAATTTAAACAATAACATCACTTATGTTATTATTCACAAATGATGTTATCATATTCATAGTTAATTACTTAATTATGTCTACAATATTGGTAACGTTAATACCTACGATTTCATAATCGCCGGTGCTAAGTTCTTTTGCTACTTTTGCTTCTACATCAGTTGGTGAAATGCCTGATACGATATAAGCTTCTCTTTTAAACTTTACGTTTCCTTTTTTGTCTTCAAATTGTACTTTTACGGTTGCTTTGTAATATTGCTCCATGGTTTTAAGAATTTAATTTATTAATATAGAATTTATATATGATATTATTTGAAAAGTTTTCAGAATATATAAATAAAGTAGTAATCTTTATCTGAGAAATAAAGAAACCGAAGAGGGATCAACGGCTGTCCTACTTTACTTATATATTCTTAAAATAATAGAGGGGTTCATGGAAAAGAAATTTCATTTTGTTTATTTAACTACTAATTTAGTGAATGGAAAACAATATGTTGGTGATCATTCAAGTGATTGTGTTGATGATGACTACATAGGCAGTGGAAGACCGTATTTTAAAAGTGCTGTACATCTCCATGGGAAGAAAAATTTCGAAAGAAAAATATTAGAATTTTTTGAAACAAAAGAATTGGCATTTAATGCACAATCAAAATATATTATTGAATATCAAACATTATATCCTAATGGGTACAATTTAAGTCCTACTGGAGGATGTATGAAAAATGGAATGCATTCAAAAGAATCAATAGAAAAAATGCGAAAAAAACATAAAGGTGTACGTTTTACTCAAGAACACAAAGATAACATTGGAAAATCTCGCAAAAACATAAAATACTCAGAAGAATCAAAACATCTTATGAGTATTCATCATGCTGGAGGTTGGAAACCTCATACTTCGTAATTATGCCAATTTTTACAAAGATAATCTAAATCTTCAAAAGTTAATTCTTCTCTGTTTTTATTCATATCTTTTAAACAGGCCATCATTCCTTTGTATCGTAACAATGACATTGATGAATGTGAATTAAGAATTTTTACTTCTTCCCATTTATTTGAATTTAAATCTTTGGTTGTTGATAAAACACTATAATGAAGATCATTATTTCCATCAAATCCTTCAAAAGATAATATGTGTGTGTTTAATTTTTCTTTTTCTTCAGAGGATAATTTTTCTAATGATGATGTAATGTATCTAAACATTGTAAGAATATCGCATGTTTCATCATAAATAGATTTGGGAATATATTCCGAAAAATCGCCCAATTCATAATACAAGCCTTCATTACCTTCTTTTAAAATGGTTTGATAATTTTCATAATCTTTTTGATTTCCATTTTCAAGAGATTTCATTATTTCATATTGATTATACAAAGATAATCTTTCAAATTCTGTTAATTTCATAATTTTTTAGTTATTTTAGTTTTGTAGGAATTCCAAATTTATCTACGGGTACTTTTGCTAACAATTCTTCTGGTATGATGTTATGTGCGTTAAATTCATTTGGAACTTTGCCACACTTTTCACAAATTAAAAGTTCGATAGGATAAAGTTCTTCTTTTCCTGTAGGTGATACAAATTGTGAGATTTTTTTGAATGCTAATCCGGGACGGAATAGAATTCCACCACAATCACAAATTACATTTTTGGATTGTCTAATAATCTCAGGTGTTATGGGTATTCTTGTTTCTGGCATGATTACTCGTTTTTATTGTTAATGTATAATTGTGCTAATTCTAATGTGTTAATAAGATCTTTTTCTTTTACTCTAAATTCACAAGCAATTTCGTATTCTTGTGCTTTAACAGCTTGCATTTTTTGTTCTCTTATTTTTTCAATTAATGCCGGGTACGTATCAATTATTTCTAAAGGAGCTTGTTCTGTTTGTGAAAGTCTGAATATAATTGAAGCATCTTCGGCCAATTTAACTTGATGACACATACGTAATACTACTCTAAATGATTCTTGAAGTTCATCATCTGTATGTACACTGTCTTTTAGTTTTTGCGCAAAACGATCAACAGCGTTATCACGTTTTTCTTTAAGATATTCTATATCGGTTTCGAATGGCCCCATTTTATTGTTTGTTTAATTCTTTATCACGGTAAACTGAACTGAAAGTTCCAAGAGGTCCTTCAATTTCAAGATAACTTACATACCATTTTTCTGGATCGTGTGGAAATTTCTCAACCTCACCTTTTTCATTGATTTTGATGTAAAATCCTTTAGTGATGTACATATTCCAAGTAACGCTAAGAATATCATCTCTAGTTATTTGATTCATATCTTTAAGAAAATAAGACTTGAGTCTTTCTTCAAAAATTGTATCTTTTACGAATAAAGGAGAATTTATTAAGGCGTGTTTGATAACATAAAGCTTACTGAGTTTTCTAACATCGGTGATGTTTATCGCTTTGTGTGTCCAATCTATGTCGTTCGTCTGTATCATAATGTTTCTGTTTTATTTTATATTCAGTATAAGTCAATTAGTTTTGCTATATTCTTCAATTAAATAAAATTGTCTTTCGTATAAATGCAAACTTCCGGCATTCCATATCATCATTGTATTTTTGATGTTCAAATCGTTGGATAATTTGTCTAAAACGTATTTATGCCAAGCGTAATCATTACGATATCCGGCCCACGCATCGTTGCTACGCATAAACACTAATGAATACAATACGTTATTTCGAACTAAAAATTGAACTGCGTATGTGCACATAAAATCACTTCTTCCGTTTTTGTTATAATCTGTCCACATATTTGGTCTATTGTAAATCATAGCACCTCTACGTGTAAAAGGATTTTGTTTTAGTTCATTCAAACAATTATCATATTGATAACCATTTTCTTTTGAGAATATTGCCCAGCCATAATTAGAGTTAATAAAGCCTTCTGGATCTGCCACTTGTTTCCAGATTTTTGGAGTATTTTCGATATCATTGACGTTTAATGATTGTGATAAATACCAAGCTAATTCTCTTTTAATGTAATCATCGTTTGGAACTCCAAACAAATAATTTTCATCTGCTTCAAAATTGGCACCTACTATTTCAACAGTTTTAATTCCTGTTTTGTCTATAACGAATTCTTGATTTTTGTATTTTTCAACAAATAATTTTCTTATGTCGTTTACTTTCATATATCTTTATTTATTGTATTGTCTTTGTTATCGATAGTTTTATATTTGTGTTCAATTTTTTCAATCTTAGATTGTTTTCGAATTATTTTTTCATCTTCTGTAAATGGAATTAACGCATGTAATTCTGCTTCATAATCAATTACTTTAATTTTGCTTAAATCATCAACTAATCCTTGAGTAATGATAGCCAAGAAAACTTCCCATTTTTCAATATTGGTTTCGTAAGCATAATGTTTTTCTTTGTCATATTTCCAAATACGAGTTTTAAAAACAAATGAGTTGTCAACCAAAACTTTGTCTCCTCTTTCTTCAATACGTTTATAGGCACAAGCTTTCCTGTACTCTAAATGCCTTTTGGCGTTTTCTATTGTATTGAAGAAACGTTTCATAATATTGAAAAATCTGTAAATGGGCTATTTGGGTAATTTGGAACAAGATCAAGTTGTTCTTTTTTTACATATTCCATGGCTTCTTCTATAGTCATTGGGATGTGGATGTTATGTTCATTCATAATATCATGAGAATGGTGCCAGCATCGGAAGCATCGATAATAAATTTTATATTCAGGATGATTTTTAGCATCAAATGGATGATATGCATAACTCAAACATGCAAGAAAATTATGAAATTGAATCATACGCATATGAGGCAGCCACATTTTATGAAATAAATCAGCAGGATGAATTTCTTCAAATCCTTCTGTAGGAACTTTACGTAATTCTATTTGAATGTTTTCAGAAAAATCAATAGCGCCTGCACACGTAAAAACTATTTTACGATGATCATCATTTTTTTCTTCTTGTTGAAAATTTTTTATGTAACTCATTTAGAAAGAATTCTTACTATTTCTTTAGCATGTTGTTTAATAAATACTGTATCGCTAGGGGAGATTAATCCTATGTATAAAGATTGCATGAATGACATTTCAGAACTATTGGGTCTTGAATAAGAAAAATATAAAATTCTATCACCATCTATTTCTCTTTCTTGAGGCAAGCCTCTATATTGTACCCAGTATTTGATATCGTTATTGATTTGTGGTTCTAAAGTAATAGGATCCAATTCAACATGTCCTACTTGTGAAGTTTTTTCGTATGCTAAAAATCCATCAATTAAAAATTTAATAATAGTTGACAGTTCAGTTAATTTTTGAATTGATGGTTCTTTTAATTTTTTTTGCACTTCAAATGCAAGAATTTTAATTGCTTTATGATTTTCTGGATGATGCATATAATCATATCTTAATTGTTTTCTACGTTCTTCGTATCCCAAATCTTCAAATTGAAGTCCTGTTTTTAAATCTGTTTTCATTTTATTTTATCTTTTGTTATTGTTTTCATTTTATATTTCTCGCATTTAATTATTATTGATGTTGTCTTATTTACAATATCGTTTGTGTGTAATTTTTGTTGTATTTGACAATTTTCGATATTTCTCTTTTTACAGTGAATACAACTTTCACATACATCTTCTGCCTTCGCGTCCATTCGTTAAAATTTATTTTAAAATTGGGTCCCATTCAAATCCCATCCAGCCTCCATCAGGATCATCTTCACCCCAGTATTCTTCCCAGTGATATTCCATTTCATGACAATTTGGACATTCTCCGTAAGAATATTCTTCAACTTCAAAAGTATGAAAACAATGAGGACATAAAAGTTCTTCCATTATTTTGATAACATTTCATAAACATCCAAGAACAATTGTTCTGCGTATTCAATAGAGTAAATAGATAAACGATCAAGAGGATTAATGTCATCTTTTTTAATCATGATATGATCCCATTCATTTTGAAGCATAATATTGTCAATTTTATGAATATCTTCTGAAAGAGGATAATTGAAATTAAAAACCTGTGCCAAAAATGTCATTAAATTGTCTTCAATAACTTTGTATTCTGGCATTCGTTTCTTTATCGGACGAGGAATATCAACTAAATAAGCTTCACTACTATCATGCATTAAAGCTGTTAATTGTTCTTTTTTGTCTAATCCTTGAGCTTCTGCATATTTTGCACAAAGTATTGAGTGTTGTGCTACACTGTAAAATGGACTTAAGTGTCCACCGAATCGACATTGGTGTGATAATGCATGAGCCACATCCTCAATACAGAACATATCAAGAGTTGGTTCAAATACATTTACCCATTTTCTTGAAAAAGTTCTAATGACTGGATCATCATTAATCAAATCGTATTTTTCAGTCATTATTTTGTTTATTAACGATTGTCACGTCCGCAATTGAAATTTCTAATTCAATTTCGTTTGGAAGGGAATAATCTAATCCCATTAGATCTTCTATATAGCCAAATCCGCCAAGATTGTATTCCTGAATATGTCCTATCACAGTAAATTCTTCAAGAACTTCTCCTGTAAGACCTAATTTTTCAAGTAAAAATGAAAAAGGAGTAGCGCGCTGGTTTTTTATGATTTTGGAAAGGTTTAATCCTATCTCATCCTGCAGATAAATACATACATTTTCCCATTTTTCTGTATCATTATTACAAATTAGTGAAGACATGCCTTTAATACATTCGCTGGGAATGTTAATATCAGAAAAAGTTAGATTAAATCTGTCTCTTCTGAATAATTCGATTGGTTTTTGATTTTTTATTTTCATTTTATAAATTCGATTACTTCATTTAATATTTCTTCTTTTGATCGAAATATGTTAGGCCCTTTCATTCGCCATTCAGTTCCTGTTTGTAATTCGGATGTTTTATCTACTTTAAGATAAAGCTTATTTGATAATATGCTAAAATCATGAGCTTCTTTGAATAATTGAAGTTCTTTTGTTTTATCTTCTAATTTGTTTGAAAATGAATTTCCATCTTCTTTACTTAAAAAGAATTCTGGATCTGCTGTCAATGTTATAAGATAAACTTTATGACTTATGAATCCTCTTTCATATTCAAATAACATATTTTTAAGTACTTCAGGATTTCCATTTCGAAACATTTGTGAATAAACATATTCACCTAAATGACTTCTATTCCAAATCATTATCTCAGGATAATATGTGTATTTGTCATATTCACCTGCATTAATATGATAAAATAAATCAAGTTCTTTATTAAATGCACGAAATTGAAATTTCAAAACTTCTTCAGGTATTAAACTTTTCGGTGGTTTTCCAAAGTGTCTTATCGTAACATTATCGTAATTAAAATATTTGCAAAGTCCTTCAATGATAGTTGATTTTCCAAGTCTATCACCACCTTCTAATATGATTAATTTCATGCTTCTTTAAATTTTTCTATTAATTTGTGTTTATCTATTAATTCTTCTGTTTTATTTTCCCAAATTCCAACTGTATTAAGATTCAATCGTTTTTCCGTTGATTCTATTATTTTTATAACCTCATCAAGTGTAAAAGTTTTAGATATTGGAGTTGAATCATCTGAATAATTATCCACACCTCTTTCGCCTGTTGTAATAAGAGATGTACAACCTTGAAAAACAGCAGTCATATTCATAGGCTTTTCATTTGATTTAAGAGGAATTTTTCCAAAAATATCACTAACTTTGTATTTATCGAATAATTTAAGTACTGCATCTTCAATTATTTCGGGACTTATGGATCCTGGTTGAAGTTGACAACTATCCACATTCGACATTCCAGTGTTAGGATCGATTTGTTGAAACATATTTTCATACATTTCAGAATTCAAATTTAGTTGAGGAGCTGGTTCAATTTTGGGTCTAATACCCAAAATGTCATGATATTTTTCGTAATGTGCCATTAAAATAATGATTTTGATTTATTTGTAACTGTTTCTTTTGAATTATCCTGCATATAAACAGAATTTGGTGAGAGTCTTCTATTTCCTTTAATAACATTAACTATTTCATATTTTCCCGTAATATTATTAAGATATTTTCCTTTATTCCACGGATCTCTTCCTTTTAATTTTTTACGGCGTTTAATATTTGATTCTTTTGTTTGTTGTTTTCCTGTCATTGGAGGAATATACGTGCCTAATTCTTTTTTTATTTCAATATTTTTAATTAATTTGTTTTTCATTATATTTGCTTTTTCTAATCCATATAATTCTTCATATGTTTTTCCTTTATACAAATTTCTCAAATATTCACTTTCTTCAATAGTATATATTTTTCCAAAATTACCGTTTCCTTCTCCAGTATTTGCTTTTCTAAGTATTTCTATATGTTCTTTAGATAATTTTACGCCTACTCTACCCGCACCTCCATGTGTCATATTATATCCAAATTCTGAGAGATATGTTTTATCTTTTTCGATCCAATAAGTTTCTCGTTCGTCTAATTTTAATTTTAAATCTATTTTTTCAAAAAAATCAAATTCTTCAATAATAGTCCATGTAAATTCATCAAAACTATATTTTCTTATAGCATCATAAAATCTAGATTTATCACCATTTTTTATACTTCTTTTATGTGTTATTTTTCTATGTGTAAACGATATTGTTTGTCCATAATATTTTTTATATGATGGAGAAATTGCGCAATAAATTAAGCCTTTCATAATTAAAATAATTTTTTAGCTTTATTTAAAAAAATATCTTTTGTATTATCTTGCATTAAAACTGATTTAGTACTTACTTCTCTTTCATTATTTATTATAGCTACTATTTCTTTGGTTATGTCTTCCGTCGTAGCAACGGGAACATTTTGAGTTATTTTTACATATTCTTTAGGCCCATCCAATTCATAATCCATTGGGAGTCCCATAAGATGCATAAATTCTCTTATATTCATTAATCTATCTTCTGTAGGGTGCACTTGTCTTCCCATCATTTCTCCAATAACTGCATATACATAATCTCTATCTAATCCTAAAACTCGATAATTTATTCTAGCGTTTTTACCCATTGCAGTTTTTCTTATAATATGTTCTATGTTTTTTGTAACAATTTCTGATGCATCAGGTAAAGCTTTTTGAAATTTTAAAAAATCTGTTATTAAGCCTTTTCTATTAAGGTATTCATATGTAGTTAAGTGATGTTTATATTCCAGAAGTACATTTCTCCAATCTTTTCCGTATAAACTGACTAAATATTTTGTTATTTCAAATTTAGTTATGTCAGGTTCACATCCCATATAAACATCTTGTAATGTTACTTCTTCGGGAATTTGTTTAAGATATTCAGTTATATGAAGAGGTGGATTATTATAATTTTTTAAAATTGGCGAATATTCTCCTTTGTAAAAAATTCCAAATGTTCGAGGCCTATATTGCGGAAGTCCATGACGCAAAGTATTTGTCGCATAAAACGTAAGAGCATATCCATAAGTTTTTCCTATTTCAATAAGTCTTCTTCTAACTTCTAAACCCATGTTAGTATACAACCCTGGTGCATTTTCCCACGCATAAACTTTAGGTTGAACTTTTTCTAACATAAAGATTGCTGACTTATACATCCAATCATTTACTTCACAAGTTCCACGAGTTCCTGGCTTTCTTTGAGCAGCCTGTGAAAGCGCACTGCAAGGCGGAACAGCGGACGCAAAATCTATTGTTCCATATAGTTTTGATAATTCAATTTCTTCTTTTTCTGATAATTTATCGAGTTGGTAATAAGGGACATCATAACCTTTTTTCTTGAGATATCGTCTTAGTAAAAGATCATTTGCTTCAAAAGGTGTGTATGATGTAATTGCTTCTGGTGGTTTGCCTATAATGTTCATGTTTCCTAAAGCAAATCCTCCCGCGAGCGGCACGTGTACGATGTAGTTCATATGTATGTATTTGATAATTATATGCAGTTAGAGGCAAAATGTTTTGTAAATTACAAATTATATTCATTCGGATATAATTTCCATCCCTCACAGTAAATTATATTCATTCGGATATAATCAGACGCACGAAACGCCCCTCGTAAGGAGCGTCTGACCAAAGATTCTATCTTAGGTGTTGTTATTTTTTTTTTCTGCGAATTATCATCATTGAATCAATAGTTTTTTGTTGACCTTGAATCATTTTTTTAGATTTTTCTAATCTCTGATATTGCACATTCTTGCTAACTTGCCAAGCATTATCAATAACGATAGGTTTAACTTCTTTAACAATCTTTTCTTTTTTATCTATTATATCTTGTATTTGCATTTTCTTAATAGAATCTTGATTTAAAAGTATTGTATTCTGATTTTCAATAATCTCTTTTTGACTCTTAATTATAGCATTTTGATTTTTATCCGATTTGCTTAATTTTGAAGTATCTTGTTTCAAAACGACTGGTTTATACACTGTTGGTATTGGTGAAATTGCAGGGGTTGCTGCTGATGAATTTGATGTGCATGATGTACAGGATAAAGTAAATACACACATTAAAATTGTTAAAATAGTTAATAAAATTTTCTTTTTCATTTTCGTTATTGTTTCATTTTCATAAATTGAATGATTTGTCCATTAAGAAGTTGTTGTTCGGTCAATATATCATTTATTTTTTCAAGTTGTTTAGTTTGCTCTTGAACTGCAATAGTTAATACTACAATTTTATTATCTTTATCAGTACTTTTAATCGCTTCGGATCGTATCCATCCACCTGTTGATACAAGAAGTCCAATTACAAAAACTACATCTTTGAATGTAATTCCTTTAATAAGCTTTACGATAGGTGTTTCTGTTTTTGGTGGCATTATTTAAGTATTATTTTCTTCGGGTTCTTCTTTGTCTATAAAATATTTCTTATAAGTGTTAATTGCTGCTGGTGCAGAAAATAATCCTTTTTTCATTCCTTCACTATAAAATTTAGGATTGTCAGCTAAATTTTGAAGTACAAGCTCTTTTTGAACTGCTAAGTTATCAGAGTGTATTTTTTCAACTGCTAAACCGACTAAAAATTCTTTTTCGTCAACATCTTTAGCTTCAAGGCCCGTATCAATTTGTCCTTTGAAAACGCCTTCAGCTTCATTTAAATATTCTTGCAAAGTTTCATATGCTATTTTTTTCATATTGTAGTTTTATTTTATTCGGTTGTTTTTCCTTTATATTTATCTTTTCCGCTTTTTTCTGCGTTTTCTGCAACTTCTTTTGTAGAACGAATTGATCGATCTGTATGATTTGGTGGTGAATATAATGTATACATCTGCAAAGCAACCTTACCTGTGTTTATTACGTCATGTTCAGCTCCGCCAGGGATAAGAATTGAATAACCATCCGTCACTTTGTATACGTTTCCGTTAATGATGCATTCTCCTGTTCCAGCTTCAAATCTAAAAAATTGGTCTGATGGATGGCGTTCCATTCCAATATTTTCACCGGGTTTTAGTGTCATTAAAACTAGTTGCATATTTTTTCCGGTGTAGAGTACCTTACGAAAATTATCATTATCTAAAGTGTCCTGCTCAATATTATCGTGGAATCCTTTTTTGCTTGATGCAGAGGATTCATTTAATTCTTCGTATAATTCTTCTCGTACTTTTTTCATATTAATCAAAATATTCGTATCGGCTATCTTCTTTTTCTTGTTTAGCTCTTCTTTCTCTATCAGACATGGCATTTTCTTTTTCTTCAACATCCTTTAAATATTCTTGTATATGAGGCCATTTTCTGATAAACTCCATAACATCATCTCTGCCATCATAATCAGTTATGTAATATTTATACACATGTAATTTTTTGGGAGAACTATCTTCGTATTTACCTTTATACTCCTCAGGAGATAAAGGCTTTTGAACGTATACCCATTTTTCAAATTTCTTTCCAAAAATGTTATAAGAAGATTTTAAATATTGTAAAACTTTCGTTCTTTCATCTTTTGGTTGAAACAATCGATAACGAGTTTTTCCAATGCCCAAATCGTGTATTGGATCAGATTCATCTGTAAATTTTTCTAATAACGCATCTTCTACAAATCTTGCTTGCATAGCAATATCTTATTTGATTTATATATTCACTTTTCGAATTAAATATTTTCACGCGCAAAAAGCAGTTATTGCTAACTGCTTTAAGATATAAGTTTGTTATTAAAAAAGCTTTATTCGAATATAAATTCTGTCATAAAATTCTGAATAAGTTTTAGCCATTATAGAGTGTGCGCACATGTGTTCCGCACCAGTGGTTATGCTTTTATGCGTGTATGAAAAACCTATCTTAAATTCAGATACTTGAGGGTTAAAATAAACCTGTGTGTCTTTATTAAACCAAGTTTTGTTTGAAGTATAAGTTGTAAATCCTTTTAAAGAAGCTTCCATGTGTAAGAAACCGTAAAAAGGACCTATTTGTGAATAAGGAAATAAACCTGTTTCTCTCTGAATTTCATCAGGAATATAAATGATAGTTCTACGATTTTCGTATCCTGTTTCAAAAGTTCCAGATGTTTTAATCTGAGCAATACCAAGTAAAGAAATAAGAGACATTGTTAAAACTAAAGCTAACTTTTTCATTTTGTACAGTATTATTGTTGATTACAAGATAAATATAATCATTTTTTCTGACAAAAAAAAATTTTTGACCATTTATTTTTAACAAAACATTAACAATTTTTACGGAGAGTGAAAAAAGATGGCCTAGTGAGCTCCCACACTCACTCCTTCAGCTTTAATGCTGAGATTCTGTCTTTAAACTACAGACGAAACTTGATATATACAATAAAGCATTATGAAAACATTTTATGTCTATTTAATTACAAATACTATTTTAAACAAGCAATACGTAGGTAGTCACATATATTATGGCACAAATCCCGATAAAGATACATATATGAGTTCATCGGGATACGTACATAAAGATATTGAAATTTATGGTAAAGAAAATTTTGTAAAAAATATTCTTGCCTTTTATGATGATAAAACAACGATGCTTGATGGAGAAACAGAAAATATTCTTAAATATAACACGTTATCTCCTACGGGGTACAATTATTTTTTACCAAATAAAAATATGGGCTTTCATATGTGTGGAAGAGAACCCTGGAATAAAGGAAAGAGTATGTCCAATGATTTTAGAAAAAATTGTAGTAAAGGACAAGAAGGAAGAGTTTTTACAGAAGAACATAAAAATAATATGAGTAATTCTCTTAAAGGAAAAAATGTTGGTAAAAAGCGTTCTAAAGAAACTCTTGAAAAACGAAAAAATTTAAAAATAAATGTTGGAGAAAAAAATGGAATGCACGGAAAAAGCGCATATTCCATGTGGATAGGACAATTTGGAAAAGAAATAGCTGATCAAAAATTAAAACAACGAAACGAAAAAGCTTCAATATCACTTAAAGAAAGAAATAAAAATAAAAGAATGATACGATGAGCTCCCACACTCATTCCTCCAGTTTTAACGCTGATATTCTGTCTTTAAACTACGTATCATTCCGGACAATGGTTAATTATAGGATCCGTTGAAACCATTCGGCGATTCTTTGGGTAAAGTCATTTTGAAAAATTCGTAAGCGGGTGTTATCTCAGTCTTGGAATACTCTTCGATGTCTTTGAGTGACTGGAGAGATATGGCGTTATCAAAGGTTATGGTATCATATTCAATCCATAAACCAAGCGAGTCAGCATCAAGAGGCGCAAATAACATAAGTTCTTTGAACATATCATTAAGTAATGCTTCGAAATATTCGTCAGTTCGAGGAAAACTTGTGGGCAAAACAAACTTCGCGGTTTTCTTCTTAAAATATTCTGCTTTATTGTCTTTTTTCTCTATTCCTTTTTGGAGTAAAGAAAGTTGTACAGACTTGATGTCTGCTAAGATGGTCTTGATACCGTCTACGTACATATATTAATGTTTTACTGTTGTCCTATTCCTTTAATTGCCACTCCTGTTACTGCAGGATTCATTCTACTGTTTGGTTCTCCAAATTGTTTGGCTGTTGACATATTTGTAATGTCTTGAGAATTTGGTTGAACCATACTTTCATTTTCTTCTTTATCTTCGCCTTTTGCGACCGCTTCTCCACCTTGAACTGGATTTTCTTGTGGTGCCATCGTTCCAAATCCTGAACGTTCTTGCCAGTAATCTTTTCCGTAATTAATTGTTAGTTCGGCACCTGCATTAATTGTTTGAGCCGAAATAAAATACATTTGTTTGTTTCCTTTATTATATGCAAAAGTTATGTTAGGAGTTTCACTATGTTTGTATAAAGATCCGTAGCCTAAAACTACTCCATAAATTTGTTTGTTTTTATCAATTTCAAAAATGTAATCTTTTAAACGAGGAACGGCTTTCGCCTCAAATCCGACAAATATGATAGGAGCAATTTCAACTATTTCTCCTTTTGCGAATTGAGTTTTTGCTAATACACAATAAGATCCATTTCCTTTCTTAGAATATTCAACACGATTAATATTAAAGACTTCTTTACGAAGTTTTAACATCCCACCCTTATCAGAAATATGAGAAGGCTTCGTCTCAATTGTATTATCTACATCGAAAGGATTTGTAAATTCTTCGTTTATAGCTTTTGTTTTTAAGTAATCTTCTAGTGGTTTAATTTTATGCTTCATAGTTATAAGTTTTATATTCTGTGAATGATTCGAATTTAGCATGTGAATTTGGCTCATATAAAGCAACCATTTTATGTTTGCTTGATTCCCATATTTTTTTAAATTCTCTTAAAGTCATTGTTCCTAACATGATTCTTTTAAGATATCCTTTGAAATTATCGATGTTATTAGGGTGTGTCATCATTCCAACAAATTTTCTTGCCAAATCACTGATGTTTGTTGACCATTTTTTGTAATTACTTTCATCACCCATAAATTGTTCGAGATAATGTTTAACGGGAACAAAAAGATCATTTACATATTGGTCAGCTAATAAACGTTTTTCAATGTATTCGCTGTTTTCAATCATGAAAGTTATGTTGTTCTCCATTGTGTTAACTTTTTCTTGTCCTACATAAGCAACAAGACTGTCAGTATCTATTTTGGTAAGCATATTTCTTACAAGCTTCAAATCGCTTTGAAGCTTGATAAATTTGAATTTATCAGTTGAGTATTTAACTTCACCACCTTCAATACTTTCAAAGTTTTTTGTTATTCTTGCATATAACTCATCAGCTTTTTTGTACATTTCTGCAGCTCTTTTAGCGTCATTAGATATAGAAGTTTTTGCCATTATGTCGTAACAGGTTTTTTTGCTGGTGTTGGTTGTACAGGTTTTGTTGGTGCTGTAGGTTGTGCCGGTTTTTTAGGTTTAGTAGTGGCAACTGGTTTTGCTTGCTCACCTGCGCCCATTTTCTTAATGTTTAAGATATCTTTGAAAACTGAATAAGCATCATCGTCTTCAAGTATTCCATTTTCAATTAATTTGCCAGATACATCAACATTAATTTTTGTCAATAACTGATCCCAATAGTTTTGTAAGTTTTCTCGGTCGTCGTCTGATAAACCTTTTTTGGTTTTGATTGAGGTTTTAACTTTATCTGCGTATACAGCTACTTGACCATTAATGTATTTTGCTATTTCTTTATTCTTTTTATTATCGAGTTTAGTTTGAAGTTCTGGTGGAACTTGAGCATTGTTATTTTTCTTTGACCAAGTTGCTTTATATGTTTCTACGTTCTTTCCTATAGCCTGAATTACTCCGGCATCGCCTTTTCCTTCAGCATCTTTCTTTCCAGCCAATTTATCTTCAACCATTTGCACAATCTTATTAGCTGAATCATTAAGTTTCTTGATATGTTCCTGTGAAATACCTTTAGAGATAAGAGTTTTCATACCCTTTTTAAGTAATCCAAAAATTTTACTACCAACATTTCCTATAAGGCCTTCATATAATTGTTGATTAGCTTTAAATTCTTCAAGGGTTATTCCTTGTTCTTCTAAAATGTCTAATAGTTGTATGTATTCGCTATATTTCATAGGTGTGTCTTTTATTTTTAATATATATTCAGAACAAAAAAGCTTGAATATATAAAATAAAACTATACGATATGAAACATGTTCGTGAATCATTAAGTCAATACGAAGACTACAAATTCTTCAAATCTCTTAGAACATTTGAAGATTTCGAACCGGAAGAAGAAAAGGACGAAAAAGAAGAAGACGAAGATAAAGATGATGAAACAGAAGAAAAGGAAGACAAACCCGGCACTCCTGATAAAGATGATAAATCTACTTTACAAGATAAAGAAAAAGATGGTCTTGCAGTTATTGAAAAATTGAAGAAAAACTTCGAAGATTTCAAGAAAGATGCTAAAGGTGAAATTCTCAAATACAAAGAATTTTGGGAAGAAAACAAGAAAGCTAAAGAAGGTTTTGCTGAAGAAGGTGAAGGCGATGTATACAAACTACATGATAGCGATTATGTTGTAGGTGTTCTTACACTTCCAGTATCAACTTTATCAGATGGTAGTATTGATGGCGGAATGGGTGCTACAGACGAACCTGAAGAAGAAATAATTGAAGGAAAAGAAATCCAGCCGGCCGGCAATGTAGAACCAGCGGCCAAACCACAGGAAAATTTCTTTGAAGAAAAAATGGTTCCGAATCCTACAAACGAAGCTGAAGAAGATGACGATGATGGTTTACCTCTTGAAGGAGCCGAAGATACAACTGACGATTTAGGCTTAGATACAAACGTTGAAGAACCAGGCGCAGAAGCTGCAGATGATGGTCTTCCTATTGAAGGTCAAGATGATCTTGCTACGGATGATTCAGGATTAGCAACTGATACTACAGAAACGCCTGCAGAAGTACCAGAAATCCCTGCTGAATCTCCAGAAACACCTGCGGAATCTCCAGAAATGTCAGAACCAACTGCTGATCTTAATGCTCCACAAAAATACTTTGTAGTATATGATACAGCTGGTGATGAAAGAGAAGAAATTCTTAGAACTGGTTCAAATAATGTTGTAAGTGCTTTTACATCTTTCTACAATGACACATTTAAAGGCGGTATGAAAAATGCAATTATCAAGTATAAAGAAACAAAAGAACTTCAAAAGAAAGAAGCTGAAAAAGCAGAAAAATCTAAAGTTGAAACAGATAAATCATCTAAGATTAAAAAATTCTTAGGTGAAAGCCAAAGAGATTATCTTAATGCAGTTCACACCGTTTCAAAATTAAATGAAAGTAAAGAATAAAAAATAATTTGATATAATTCACTGGGAAGGAACTAAATGTTCCTTTTCGTGTGTTTTTAACAAAACTTTAACAGCTTTATGGCGTATAATATCAAAGATTTTGATTATATTCAAATAAAAAACTATGAACTACAACTCAGCATTTCAAGAAGAAATATCCTCAATGGATAAATTTCGTTATTCTTTAATTGATAAGAGAAATTCTCATTGGAACGAAGAATCCAGCGAATATGATAAAGATGGATACGATCGTACTGAAGATGAAAAGAAAATTGATGAATTGGCGGTAGAAATTGAAAAATACATAAAAGCGTATTTTGAACAACTTCCATTTGACTTCATTATGGAACAATTATCAGGATTAGGTCAGTGTCCAAATTTGCTTAATGATGACAATGGTCATTGGGCTGTAACTTGTGATGGTTATCAGAATGTAGTTTCCGGAGATGAACCAGAAGATGTTGAAACAACTTTTTACGTAGATGCAAAATACTGGAAAAACTCTCCAAAAGAAGCGTTACTTAATTACTTAAACGAATAATAATATGAAATTAGTAGAAATGCAAGTATCAGATTTGATAAAACCTGATCAATTTAAACTTACGTCTCAAGATGAATTATTTGATAGACTTGTAAGTGTTGTAAATAATGAATTAGATGATGCTGTTAATAAGGCCGATGAAATATTTGAAACATCTGATGCCCATGTAGAAGTAATACTTAATGCAGATGATGATTTTAGTGATGATGTAACTGAAGACATGGTTGCAGCACTAAACACATTATATCAACAAGTTGGTTGGAAAGGCATTGAGTATACTCATCAAGACGAAACTGAAGATGAATATGAAAGTCATACCTTTAAATTTTATTTTAAAAATAAAGCAATACCCGGGATATCTTTATGATAACTGCTGTTACAACACACCAACTTCCGATTTTTAAACTGTTTTATGAAAACAGATTGCATGATATTCTTAAAGAGAATCTTATTTTGTATGTAGATAAGGAAGAAGAAAAAGATATCGCACAATTTCGTGATATAGTTGATTTATCAAAGACAAGAATCTTCACAAGAAAAGATATCATCGAATTTTACGGTGATTTGTATTTGACTAATGCACCTTATTGTAAGAAAATGTATTTTCTCAATATGATCGCCGCAAAGGAATTATTGACTGATGATTTATATATGACTGATGATGACGTATTAGTTTACGACGAATCATTTTATGAAATGATGAAACATGATAAAATTGTCCATGATCGAGATACTTGGCCGAAAATTGAAGACTATAAAAGAAAATGGCCTATAGTTTATAAGTGGTACAAGGATAATTTAATTGATCCGCCACTTTTTATGATGGCTACAAACTTTTTTGTTCCAAAAATTCATATTGCTAAGGTTAGCGTAATGTTTATGATAAAATTTGCTTCTTTTATTCGTTTACTTAAAAGTGAATCAGATTTCATCGATACTCTTAATAAGAAATCAAAGTGCAACCGAAATTGTGATTTTTCAGTATTCTACTTAGAAGTTCCTTTCTTTGATGATGTATTTGCTTCCTTAAATCGTGATTATTTTCAAAAAATTCCAATCACATGTGTATCTCCTTCAGAATTAGGAAAACTTAGAGATAAGTTGAACACAAAAGATACTGAGTTAATCATGAGTAAATTTGTAAAGAAAGCTCTTTATCCTAAAAAGCAACCTTTATTGCATTTCAATTTTGCCGATAAAGAAGCGATGATGAATGATACTTTTAATTATCTCAATAATAGACAAATTCGATATCCTAACATTAATGATTTATTAAAAATATATCCCAAACAAGCAAAGAAAATACCTGCATCTAAAAGCTTATTCTAATGCCAAATTACACGAAACCAAACAATGAAAATTACGTAGATAAACCTGAAGATTGGTTGTTCTGTTCGTTATTATTTGCGGGCGCTTTAGGATTTCTTCTTAAGCCGGGTCGAGGAATATTTTTGAAATTATCTGAAGATGAACGCGAAATACACCCTGATATAACAAAGGTGATTATTTGGAATGATGGCAAAATGATATGCATGCATAACGCAAGTGATAGAAAAGATTTAAAAGAAGGTGATCATATCATTATGATCGAAGAAAAAGACTTACCAAACGCAAATTGATATGGAAATAGAAAGAAAATGGTTAGTTGATCCTTCAAAAATTGAAGAATTAAAACTCGCTGCGTTTTTAGTAATAGCAACGCAACAATACTATTTAAATGATAAAACAGATAGTTGGATAATTCGTTTGCGAAAAGCTAACGATACCCATTTTATTACTTTAAAAAGTAAGGGATTACTTTCAAGAGAAGAAATTGAAATAAAAATTTCCAAAGGGATTTTTGATGATGCTATTAAAACGGCTAAAACAAAAATTACAAAAACACGATATATTGTAGAAATAAGTCCTGATAACTTATTAACTTATGAAATAGATGTGTATGATGATTATGATTTTATAACATGTGAAGTTGAATTTGAAACAGAAGAAGAAGCAAAAAATTTCATGCCACCAGATTGGTGCATTAAAGATGTAACTTATGATCCAAAATATAAAAACGTAAATTTAGCAAAATGACAGAAGAAGAAATAGGTAAAGAAAAAGCCTTAATGGAGTCGTACATAGAATATCTAAGAGAATTCTGTACAAAAATAAATGAAGATATTCTCCGACAATTAGGATTTGAATCAATTCAATTTATAAATGAAGTAATGTGTACTAATCCAATGCAGCCTTGGATGAAAATAAAAAAACTTGATGGCACAGAAGAAACTATTAAAGGTGTCGACAATATAAGTAAAAAGCTTAACAAATTATTAGAGAAAGTATGAAAAGAGAAATTTTACACATACAACAAGACGAAATTGAAGACTTCACCAATAAAAATTGTAGTTGGAAAATTAATGGCGAAACTTACAAATTCATTGATACTTACTTAAGTGAACGTGGCGATGGTGAATGTCATGAAGTGATTGTACAACGAAAAAGTGATAAGAAATATTTCAATTTTAGATGGTGTTATTATCATGATAGTTACTATTATGAACCACAGTGGGATGAAGTGACACGAAAAGCCGTCATTAAAGTAATTTATGAATGGAATGATTAAGCATAAAAGTTATGGAAGATCAATTTGATGAAAAAGTAAAAGATAAAGTTTTTTATTTTAATGACAATGGAACTATAGTTTTATCTACTATTAATGCAAATAAAATTTATGGTGTTTTACTTCTCGTAGATAATAAAGTAGCAAAAGTTGCTGCTAAAAAAGGTTTCGGAACTCTCTTATATTATGCTGCTTTATCATATATGGGAACTAGAGGATTACGACCCAATGAAAAAGATATTACTAATGAGGCGGAAAATATTTGGAAATATAAATTTCAAAATTTTACTAAAAAAAGATTAGAAGAATACGATTATCCAAAAGAAAGAGATTGTTTAAATTATGTTTATTATGCTCCAAATGAGGATTTTATTAATTATTTTAAAAATAAAACTAAAGAATTGTCTCAAAAATTAAACAACCGAGGAGTAGAATATGTAAATAAAGTAATGAAAGAAATATACGGACCCTATAAACCATAAAATAATATGATTACATCAACAGCATTAACCGCAATTACAATTTTAGTCATCATAAGCCTTATATTTGGAGCAGGGCCTATCGCATGTGCTATATTTTGTATACTTTTTTGGAAGACTCATTTAACATTATGTATACTGGCAATTATATATTGCGTTATAAGAAGCATAATAAGAAGCATAATAAATAGCATGCCGGCATAATAAACAGTAATAACAATAATTAAAGAAATATGAAAATAGCATTAATTTTAGGAAGAGGTATCGAGGGAGCGGGCGTAACGAGATACATGATCGAGATTTGCAGCTTTCTTAAAACCAAAGACATCGAACATAAAGTTTATGTGGTTGATGATAAGAAATGGGGAAGAGGAAAAGCTCAAGATATGCCTGACTATGAATTTATCACAAAAGAAAATATTTTGACCTTTGCCGATACACTCAATACATTCGATTATGTGTTCATTAATAGTGTCCCTTCCGTTAAACATGCACAATGGGCGCAGGACGGATTTCTTGTAATGGTTCGAGCAATCAAAACAAAAAAGATTGTTTTTCAAAACGATCATAAAATTGCATCTATTTGGAGAAATGCCAATTTCTTCGAGATTTGCAACACATGTGATGGAATTGTTTCACACTCAATTACCTCACCATTCTTCAATAAGCTCATAACCATTTATGGGTCTGACATTAAGAAGAAATTTATTCAACTTCACGTTGGCTTTAACTTTGAACAATTAGCAAAGTATCGTAAGACAGAGCATTTCAAGAAAATCACTTACCTTGGTAGATTTGCCACATTCAAGCAACCTGAGAGGCTCTACGGGTTCCTTCCGTATGCTAAGAATAGTAACTTATTACTTGAGATGAAAGGTGTCGAGAGATCACTTGGTGCACTTAAAATCTTTTATGAAGATTTAGACTCAGGTTCAAAAGAACCAAACCATCGCATGGTTGAGGTGAATAAAAAAGTTATTGAAAATGGACTTCAAGTTGATAATGATAAAAGAGACCTTAATAAAGTTTACATATTCGGACCTTATGATTATGTAGATGGAATGGAGACTTTAAGTAGTTCATTAGTGGGTGCAGATTTTTATCACTTGAATGCTGACGCTTATGGTGATAATTTTGAATACGCACAATGTGAAATCATTGGTGTAGGAACAGTTCCTATGTTTGATTATCATTGGGCAGAAAACTGCTGGATTTTTGAAAATGGGAAGAAAACAGAAAAAAGATTTATTGATTTAGATGAATACGGGTTATTTGTAAAGAAAGATTTGACCAACGTTGAACAAACGGTCCAAAAAATTGACGATATATATTCTAACAAGGCTCTTCATAAGAGGTTTTTAGAATGTAGTTTTGAGGTTACAAGAAATCATTGTGACAGTCAATGGATATTTCAGAACCTTCTTGATGACGTGCTTTTGTTAGAGAAAACAAAAGTTATTAAATCAAAATCGTTATTTTAAAATGAAAAAACAAACAGCAAAAAAAGAAATTACCCCTTCAGTAGAAAAGAAAGAAGAAAAATTAAACGGAAAAGAATTCGCAGAACAAATCATTGAAAAATCAAGACTCAAAGATTTTGTAGAGGTTACAATAATTGATGGACCTACGCATAAGTATGAATATCTAGACTGGACCGATAAAGAAAAAAACAATCTTGTAGGATTTGAAAAATTCATTCAAGTAGGAACATTTCAAGTATCATGCAGTGTAACTCAGGATCAAATTCAAAGTCTTAAAAAAGATTGGAATATTGATGTTCAATCAATGATAAACAATGTGCTTGTAAATGAAACAGCAACTAGCATGTCTAAATTCATGATGGCCACTGTTGGAAAAATTGCTAGAGAAAATTATCTTAAAGATTATACTACAACCGACAAATTAAAAGCAAAAGTGTATGACTTTGCAAATAATTTTCGATTTAAAAAGAATGCTTTAGGAAAAAGAATTCAAGTTGAATACCAAAAGAAAACAAAAATCAACAACATTAAAGACTTAATGAAAGCGATTCTTGCAGAATCTAACAAAATAGGTCTTGAATCAAAATTGGGCTACGGTAATTTTGCAGTATGTAGTGTTAAAACAGGAACAGCATTACAAATGGCTAGTGATTATGCCATGGCGCCTGCATCTATACCAGGAGACGGCACAATGTCATCAGCTTATGGACTGCCTTATCCCGTAGGAACAGTAGCAGGAATGACAATTTACATTGATCCTTATATGTTATTTTGTGATACAAACGTATACATTGGATGCAAAACACCTTTCAAATATCCAGGCATTAAACTTTTTATATTTGCTGATGGAATTACAAATGAAATGGTAGTTACTGGTGTAGGAGCTCCAAAAATGATATTAAAAGTAAGATACGCATTAACTCCAGTAGGTGAAAGTGCAAATCTTTTATATCGTAAAATAGAATATCAAGATAATCCCAAAAACATGTTAATATGAAACAGTTAATAATTTTAGTAGCCACACTTTCAGTAGGAAGTATGTCAGAAGTCAAAACAAGAGTAAGAATGTCTGAGTTAAGAGCACATCTCGCTCAGATATTTGATCAAAAAGTTCAGGATGAAACAAATACAATTATAAAAATTGTTGTTCTTCCTGGATCATCAGAACAACCTACAACATTAGAATGCATTTATCCTGCAGCAACTACAGAAAATATTGAGAAATTAATAAGTGAATTGCTAGATAAAACCGATAAAGCTTTTAAATTATGACAGAAATTGATGTCAGACTTAAGTACAAAACAGAAACGGGCTATGCTCCAACGTATGGAATATCATATGAGCAGAAAAGTTGTAATTATCAGGGCGCGTTAAAACATGCATATGCCGAGTGGCTAGAAAATTATATAGCTGAAAATATCAGCACTATGTCTATTTCATGGCAAAGAGATAATTTTTTCAAAGACAAAAGATTTTTAGCAACTTATTATGATAAAGATCGAAACCTTCGCTATTATCGTGAATATAAACTATGGATGGAAGAATTGTTATGTTACGTATGTACATTATTACATAAAAATGAGCTTAATTAACGAAAAATACGAAAGAGTTGTTTGCATATGTTTAAAAGAAAGAGAAGATAAGTATAAATACGCTGTATCTCAATTTATCAAACATGATATTCAGGTTGAATTCTATAGACCTGTGGTTCCGGGTTATGCCGGCAAACTTCTAGAACCTTATTGTCAACGATATAATTCTCCTGATGGCAAACAAGTAAGATTCAATCAGAAATTCCCAAATGAATTGGGAGCATTACAATCTCATTACAATGTAATTAAAACCGCTTTGCTTGATGGAATACAAAGTCTTTTCATTTTTGAAGATGATTGTGCCTTTCACAAAGATTGGGAAAAATTACTTCCAAAGTATATGAACACCATTCCAGAAGATGCTGATGGAATTCTTCTTTATTCATTTTTGTATGAAATGTTGCCTCAAAATATTCGAGTTAAACCAAGATGGACTAAAGGCTACGCCTGTTGGTCTATTTTAGCGTATGGAATGAATAGAAGAACTATGGAAAGATACATTTCAATGGCAGATTCAGCACCAATGATTGCTGACAGTATCACATATCATATGATGACACACGAAGACTTTAAGTTTTATGTTGCAAGTCCTCCATTAGTTGTACCATCAAAAACACTTACTTCAAACATTAGAGGAGAAGATAAAAATTATGAAAAAAATCGTACCATCTTTATGATGGGAATAAATGACGCAGATTATGAGTAAATACAGAAAAAGACCAGTAGTAATTGATGCAGTTTTAATCTCTGACATCGTTAAATTATCGCATGCATCAAATTGTGCCGAACAAGAACCGTGGGTTACTGAGAATCTCAATAATCATAATATTGTACTTGCATCTGATGGAGTATTGATTAAAACTCTTGAAGGAACAATGAAAGGCAATTTGGATGATATGCTTATATTAGGAGTTAATGGAGAAGTTTATGCATGTAAACCCGACATATTTGAAAAAACATACGAAAAAGTAGAAAAATGAAACTAAAAGGAAAATTTCTGTATTATGATGTAGAAAATCGTAATGGTCGAATGTACACAAAAGAGTGTGCAGAAGATATTGTAAAACAATTTGGTGAATTAGATCATCCAACCTTTGGACAATTAGGATATCCTGATGCCGATAATTTTAAAGGAAATTTAGGTGATGCATCTCATGAAGTTAAAGAAATTCATGTAAATGCCGAAACACACGCTATAGAAGGGACAATTGAAATTCTTGATACACCTAATGGTGAAAAGCTTTTAGATTTAATTCATAATGATATAGCAAATTTCGATAAATACTATGTTATAAGATCACGAGGAATTGGCCAAATTAATGAAAATAAAGAAGTAACAGATTATAAAATTATTTCATTTGATGTTGTTCCAAGAGACACAGATGCATTCATTGATCAGCAGCCTTTAAAACTCGAATAAATAAAATAAAATGACAAAATTTTTAAGAAGAAGTAGAAAAGGGATTGTTTTAGGCGGCGTATGTGCCGGCCTCGCAAAACATTTCGGAATGGATCCAACAATATGGAGATTAATTTTCTTTTTTGGAGCTTTATTTTCAGTTATAATTCCATTTACACTTGTATACATAGTTATGTGGATTGTTGTACCTAAAGAAGAGAAATAATGAGCACAGGAGATCCAATTTGCCTAATATGCGGAAATTATAAGATAAATTGTAATTGCAGTGCATTTATAAAAAACATTTTAAAAAACGAAACAAATTTTAGTAATATGAAAAATTTAAAAGTAGAAAAAGCATCAAAAACCCCGCGAAAACCTTATTGGTTTGGCGAAATTGCTAACAAAGAAGTTATAGAGAATTCATATGTAATTCTTGATCTTTCTGAAAATCTTGCCGAAAAAATTGATTTGTTTTTGTCAAACACCAATTTAACAAAGCCTCAACAAAATGCATTAATCAAAATAATTGAAAATGTATATGGTGAAGCTTGTTCAGATTGCTTTATAGAATCAAAATAATGAGAAAGAAGAAACAAACATTCGAAGGTATGCAATTTCCAATTGTTAAAAATGTAAATGCCCGAACTATAGCCCAAGATATCAAGGGATTCGATCCAGGCAATCCTCAAGATGTTGCAGATTGGGATGAACAACAGAAAAAAATGTGGTTACATATAAAAGAACAATTCGATGCAAAAGGAATTCCAATGCCAACTGTTGTAATAGATCACACCAAAGGACCTATCACTTACGGTATAAAAACTGTTGATGAAAATGGAAATACGTTACACTCACAATTTTAAAATAAATGGACAAATTAAAAATATGGTTCGGGGATTTCTGGCCCGAATGGAATATAGAAGATTTTATAACACCGATTTTAAACAAGCATTTTGAAGTTGTTTCAGATAGAGATAAACCAGATGTTATGTTTCATTCCATTTTTAATAAAATGAGCGAAACACCGAATTATAAGTGTAAAAAAGTTTTAATACTTGCCGAAAATTGGCGTCCATCACAATTCAAATCAGACTATAGTATTTCATTCGATCCTCATAGTGAAACAAATTTTAGACTTCCGTTGTGGCAGATGTATATGCTGTTATGGCCTAATCTAAAAAATCGTCTTTATAATAGACTTAACTATAATGAAGATCAGTTTGTACGATGGGGAGCATTTACAGTTTCGAATCCTTCAAACGTAATGAGAATTGCTGCGTATCAACAACTCAACCAGTATAAGAAAGTTTCATCATACGGAAAAGTATTGACAAATGATTTTGTTCTTCAAAATTACACAAAAGGAAAATATTGGAGAGACGCAAAAGATTCATTCTTTTTGGCCAATCCGCATAAATTCATGTTAGTGTATGAAAATACGCAATATCCATACTATTGTACTGAAAAGTTAATGGATGCATTTCTTGTGGGCGCAATGCCAATATATCTTGGAGACCCTAAAGTATCACGAGATTGGAATCCAGATTCATTTATAAATGTGATGAAGTATATGGGATGGATGGACGAGATTAAAAGAATCGATAAAAATTGGGAATATTTCAATCAGTATTATACGCGACCGGCATTTACTCCGGAACAAAAACAAGATTTAGAAATGAATCTTATGGGATTCGAAACATGGCTAATTGATAAAATAAAAAAATAAATTATGTATTGGGAAAAAATAGATGGATTTTTTAATTTTGGAAATATTTATTCAGATATAGTACGAAAATCTAAGAACGGAGCAGTTTTAGTTGAAATTGGCGCATGGAAAGGCCAATCGACTGTGTATATGGCCGAAGAAATAATTAAATCCGGAAAATCTTTAACATTTTATACAATTGATAATTTTATAGGAATATCAGGAGAACATGATATGGATGAGGATGTTCGCAAGGCTATTCTATATGAAACATATTTAAAAAATATAGAACCTGTAAAAACACATATTAAAACAATTAAAAAAAATAGTCAAGAAGCTTATAAAGATTTTGAAGATAATTCAATAGATTTTTTATTTATTGATGGCGATCATAATTATAAAGGAGTACGCGCAGATTTAGTTAACTGGTTTCCGAAAGTTAAACAGGGTGGTGTTTTTGCTGGTCATGATTATACAGAAACGACTTGTGATGTAAGAATGGCGGTCGATCAATTCTTTTTATTTACAGGAATACAAATAAACGGAAGTTCTTGGATAACAATTAAAAAATAGATATGATATCAATAGACGAACATGCATTAAATGAATCTATCTTAAAAAAAGATGGATGGGTTTTGGATTTAGGCTGTGTAGGATTTAACTTTGCCAAAAACATAAAACAATATGTTAATAATGTAATAGCCATTGATGCCAATCCGAGTATAGTTAATACTGAAAATGTGATTTTTGAAAATATAGCAATAACGAGTGATGAAAGTCAATTATCAATAACTTATAATATTTTTGATGATAGTCAAGGTAATTCTTTATACCATCCTATAAATGATTGGTGCAAATTTCAAAAATCAGTAAAAGTACCAACGACAACTATCAAAAAATTAATGGAAAAATACAATGTCAATCAATTTGAGTTAATCAAACTTGATATTGAGGGTAGTGAATATGATTTATTAATGAATTTGGATTTTAAAATATCGAAACAATATTCTATAGAATTTCATGAATTTCGAGGAATGAATCCATACACTCCAAATAATGAAAAATATTACGATAATCTTTTTAAGATTATGAAACCGTATTGTGATATCATTAAACATCAAAAAACAAATCACCCTGGATTTCCATTAGGATTGGGATTAAATTATTGGGATAGCTTATTTATACTTAAAGAAGAATTTTGGAAATAAACATTGAAAATGCTAAATGAAGAAACATTACCTGAACTCTATTATGATATAGATAAAGGTATAGAATATTGTAAAAATATTGAAAATGTAGAGTATAAGGATTTAACATATTTTCATATGTATTGGTTTGCTGGTAAAGAATTTGGGTTCAAGCAAACATTGCCTATAAAATCATATTTAGCAACTCAAAATTTAAATAATACGAGATTAGTAGTTTGGTCAAATATAGATTTAACTAAAAATAGTTTTTTTAAGCCCTATATTAAATATGTTGAATTCAGATTTTATAGTTCGCTTAAAGAAAGTATGGGAACTGTTTTAGCAAATAGATTCGATTTGTTTGCGGTTAAAGATATCATGAATTATGCTGGTGGAGATTTATTTAGAATATTAGCATTAAATAATTATGGCGGTGTTTATGTTGATTTTGATGTAGTATTTTTAAGAGATTTCGCGCCTTTGTTGAAAGAAGAATTTATGTACAAATGGGGTTTAGAAAAAAACATGATAAACGGTGCTGTTATGAGAATGTTTAAACATAGCACATTATGTACAAATTTGCTCGCTGAAATTAACAAAACTCATCCTAGACCAGGTAGTACAATATGGAGTACCGATTTGTATGAAAAGGTTAGAAGATATAATAAAAATTGGACAATATATCCTAGCGCATTTTTTAATAGTGAATGGGAAGATCCAATTTATAATGCTGTTATTCCGCGTACTCCACAGCCATTTAAGAAAGATACTATTATAAAAATGTATGAAGGAGCTTTTTCATGGCATTGGCATAATAGATGGGATGAAGTTGTCGAAGAAGGTTCTAAATTCGATATATTGAATAAAAGAACGGATGAATTATTGAGAATTAAACAAATATTGATATGATATATGATATTGTAATAGCGATAAGCTTAGAAAGAAGAAAAGATAGAAGAGTTCGATTAGAACAACACCTTGCCGATAGAGGATTTAAAAATGTTTATTATCTTCCAGCATTTGATGGTGGAAAAATAACACCCAACATCGTATCAATAGTCCCACCACATAGATCATATTTTTCTTTTAAAGATGAACTAACACGATTTCCGACTAATAAATTAAATCGATTTCAAGTAGGATGCACTATTTCTCATATTGCAGCTATGAAATTTGCAAAAATGTTAGGTGCACAATCTGCATTATTTGTTGAAGATGATATTGAATTTACAGAAAATATTCAGGAAGTATTAGGAAATGTTGAAGCAGAAACACGAGGATTAGATTGGGAACATATTTATCTCGGAGGCGCTGTTAGAAATATAGGTCAGAAGACAATGCAAAAAGTAACTGATCACTTATATACTACAAGTTTTACTGATGGGTTACACGCGTATTTAGTTAAAGGCACAGGATTTGATAAAATTGCCGATGCAATGTTTTCATTTAAAACTACAAATGATGATGCAATTAATGATATTATGTTCAGAGAAGAAAATCCGTTAAGAGCATACATGTATCTCCCAAAATCGGCATTTCAAATAACTGATTTTTCAGAATTAGATAGAAGAGTTATAGATAGGCAAGATTTAAGAAAACAATGATATGAAAGAAATTTACATATATCATCATTTAGGATTAGGCGATCATATTATATGTAATGCTATTGTAAGAATATACGCAGAAAAATATAATAAAATATATTTGTTTGTTAAGCCTCATAATTTCGATAATGTGACCTATATGTATCGAGATTTATTGAATGTTAAATTTATTCAAATGGATGATACACAGGTTAAATCATTTATGAAATTTAATCCTTCGAATAATTATTTGATTGCTGGCATAACTCCTGAATATTTAAGAAAATTAGATCTTTCAAAAGAATATAAAACATTTGATGAAGGATTTTATGAAATGACAAAAATTCCTATTGAAGATAAATGGAACAAATTTTATTTTCAACGTAATATTAAAAAAGAAAAATACGCATTTTATAATATTCTTAAATTAAAAGATGGAGAAGAATATTTTTTTGTACATGACGATCCATTAAGTGGAAGACATATAAAACCATCATATATTACGCCTGGGATAAAATTAATTCATCCTTCAGAATTTAAAGAAGTAGGAATTTTTGATTTTATATACACTATTGAAAATGCAAAAGAAGTTCATTGTATGGATAGTTCTTTTTCATGCATGATAGATACTATGCAGATAAAAACAAACAAACTTTTTATGCACTTGTATGTTGTAACATATAATAGTAGTCATAATCCTAAATTTAAATTAAATTGGATCTTAATAAAATAATTATGTAGAAGAGTTATAGATAGGCAAGATTTAAGAAAATAAAAATATGGTTAATTTACGTTTTTATATTGTGTCATACAATGAATGTAGAGATAGTGTTATAGATAATCTATCACCTGATGAACAAGAATGCGTTTGTTGTTATTCAGTTAATGAAAAGTATGAAAAAAATATCACAAATAAGATTAAAAATATAAATGAATGGGATTTGCCATGGCATGATTCAAAATATCAAGATTTTCAGTATTATGAATATAGTTTGATTCCTCATATATTAAAAAATAAAGAATTAACAACGGGTTTAACACATATTGGTTTATTACATTTTGATACGTTTTTTCAGAAAAATTCGATAAATGATATACGAACAAATTTATTATCTAATCCTCGACAGATTAAAAATATTCATTTTATAACTGATAAAAGAAGTTTATATATGTCTAAAGAACAACTTAATCAAATCTGTATATATATGTCTTCAAAATTAAAATTATTCATTAATGCAGAAAATATTTGGAATATTGGATGGATTAGTCATGCGATGGTTATCGCGCCGATAGATGTTTATGAAAAATTTGGAATTTTTTTAATAAATAATCACGAAGATATCGAAGATATGATAAGCAATAAACGATGGGGATTAATTGGTCATAGAACTTGTGGTTTGGTTGAAAGAATGTGGGGATTTTATTTAGTTTCTTTAGGCATGCCTATTAAAAAAATAAATAACATAATTCATGATGGAAGTCCATACAAACACGCTGCTTGGGAAGAAGATATCATAAATAAAATCACTAATAAATAAAAAATATAAAAATGAAAGAAATTTTAGATAAAATATTAAGTGTATCTAATGATGAATTAGATCAAATAAATACAGAATTCATTAGTAACTACAATTTTTTTCATGATACTAGTTATTTTAATGGAAAATCTAGTAGAGAACATTATCGATTATTAATATATGTGTCTTCTTTATTCTCTAAACAAACATTATTTGATATTGGAACATATCGATGTGTTTCAGCTGCAGCTTTATCTGCTAATTTTAAAAACAAGGTCATAAGTTACGATCTTATACAAGTGCTTCCTTCTAATCCAATTCTTCCTAATGTAGAATATGCTATAGGAAATTGTACTTTAGATAAAAGATTAAAAGATTCTCCTTTTATGTTTTTTGATGTAGGTCATGATGGAACATTTGAAAAAATATTCTATGTACATCTCAAATCTATAGAATATAAAGGATTTGTAATGTGTGACGATATACATTTAAATGATCCTATGAAAGAGTGGTGGAAAAATATAACTGAAGAAAAATATGATTTATCTTCAAAAGGCCACTGGAGTGGAACGGGATTAATATATTTTAAATGAAAAAAATAATTTCATATTCTCTTTGGGGTGATCACCCTAAATATCTTTTAGGAGCATTAGAAAATGTAAAAAATCAACAACAACTATTTCCTGAGTGGAAATGCAGATTTTATTGTCATTCACACATAAATATAAAATGGTTAAAAGAACTTTTTCAAAGTGGAGCCGAAGTTATTTTAAAGGATGAAGAACCTTTTTTAAAACAGATGGACGCTCCGGGCATGTTTTGGAGATTTGAAGTACTTAAAGATAAAGATATTAGCATATGTATGGTTCGAGATACAGATGGAAGATTAACTCAACGAGAAGTAAACTGTGTTAAAGATTGGGAACGAACTGGAAAAGAATTTCATATCATAAGAGATCATATTCAGCATGGAACAAAAATTATGGGAGGCATGTGGGGCGCAACAAGTCAATTTATTCAACGAATAGATTATGATGATTTGTTGAAACAATTCAATAATTTGACATATAATAATATATACGCAACTGATCAAGAATTTCTTGCAAGAATGATATACCCGTTAGTTAAAGATACCGCGTGTATACATGATGATTGGGATAGATATAGGGAACATGCAAGAAAAATACCACATTTTAGAATAAACGGAGAATATATTGGGCAACCTATAGAAATACAATTATAAAAATGGTTATAGGCAATGGATTAATCGCATCTGCATTTTTAAAAGATTATCAAAATGATGATAGATTTTTAATTTTTGCTTCAGGCGTGTCAAATTCTTCGGAAACTAATGTAAATGAATTTGAAAGAGAAAAATTGTTGTTTTCAAAATCAGTGCTAAGCAATCCATCGAAACATGTTGTATATTTCACATCATTTATAGATCCGAATAAAGAAAAAATGCAATACGCAGATCATAAATGTAAAATGGAAGAACTTGTAAAAAGTTATAAAAATTTTTATACTATTTTGAAACTTCCACAGGTAATAGGAAAGACAGGTAATAATAATACGTTAGTAAACTTTATTGTTAAAAAACTTAAAAATCAAGAAGAATTAAATGTATATAAAAATGTCTATAAAAGTCTTATAGATGTTGAAGATGTTAAAGGAATTGTAGACATCTTAGTAAAAAAATGGAATGATAAAAATATTTATGTCGATTTTCCTTACATAGAAAAATTAACAGTAATAGATATTGTTAATCTTATCTCAAATCAACTAAATTTAAAATCCAAAATAGTGTTAGTTGAATCGCCAAATTATGATTTACCAGAACCATCATTAGCTGTTGAAGCTATATTAAATCAATTAAATATAACTCCGAAGGGATATACAGAAAAGGTTATTAAAAAATACGTTCAATGAATCATCAAAAAATATATGATAATATAATAGAAAAAGCAAAAGCTGAAAATAGAATAAAGTTAAGAAAAGATAATGTTGATTATGTTTATTATGAAAATCATCATGTAATTCCTAAATGTTTAGAAGGTAGTGATAAAGAACATAATAAAGTTTTATTAACAGCAAGAGAACATTTTGTTTGTCATAAGTTATTAACGTACATATACAAAGGAAATAGAAAAATTACATGCGCATTTCATAGAATGACATATAATAAAAAAGGAAAATTAATTTTAACGTCTAGAGATTATTTGTATGCTAGGGAATTAATGAGTAAAACACCTATAACACAAGAAACTAGACAAAAAATGATAATTAATAATTCTGGAGAAAACAACCCTTGTTATGGAAGAATTAAAGATAAACATCCAATGTATAATAATTATCATACTTGTGAATCAAAAGAAAAAATTATAAATAAAATGAAAGAATCTATGATTAAATGCATATACTGCCATAAAATGATTTATAAAAATGTGTATACAAGATTTCATGGCGAATTATGTTTATATAAATTTAAAGCTGTATGATAAAAGTTGTTTGTACTTATGGAACACCCGATTACGTTAAAAGTTTAGAACTTTTGGAAAAAACTGCATATGAAATAGGAAAAGTTGATAACGTGTATGTGTACACTAGAGATTGGCTAATAACTACTGATTTTTATCAAAAAAATAAATATATCTTAGATCAAACTCGTGGAGGAGGTTTTTGGATTTATAAGCCGTACATTATATTAAAGACCTTCGAATCACTTGAGAATGGCGATGCAGTCCTCTACAGTGATGCGGGTATATCTGTAATAGATAACCTTAATCCATTATTTGAAGTACTCTCAAATCATCCAAATGATGGAAAAGTTATTTTTCGTCTTCCTTGGGTTGGCGCTCAACATATCGCCAAAATATGGACGAAACGTGATTGTTTTGTTTTGACACAATCTGACGAAATCAAATATTGGAATGCGCCTATGACAAATGGAGCAGTTTCAGTTTGGGAAAAAAATGACAAAAATGTAGAGTTCTTAAAAGAGTGGCAATTATATTTAAGAAATGTACAAATTGTTACCGATGGTCCTAATATGGCAGGCAAACCTAATTTCATGGAATTTAAAGATCATCGTCATGATCAATCAGTATTAACGATCTTATGCACTAAATATAATTTTGAATTGTTTAGAGACCCTACACAATGGGGTAATGAAGAAAAAGATAAATTCCCAAATTCACCTTATCCACAACTATTTCATCACCATAGAAATTTCAAACATTAAAACATAAAAAAAGAGGAACTTAATTCCTCTTTTCGTGTATTTGTTATAAAAATTTATACTTTCGTTATTTTCCAACTCCAAATTGAAGTATCAGGAGCAGTCCAATACATAGATGTATCAACAATAGTTAAACCAGGTGTTTTAATAAAACCTGCAAGTCCTATAGATGCATTTGTAGCATAAGCTCCTAAAGCAGTTCCTACACTTGCGTTGGTTGCAAAAGTTTTATCGGCATTAATAAGTAATTGTAATGAAGCGTCTATAGTTGTAATGTTTAAACCAACTGAAGCATTAGTTGCAAACGGAGCAATGGATAAACCTACACTTGCGTTAGTTGCAAAAGGCGCAATGACTAAACCTACAGAAGCATTGGTTGCGAAAACCGCAATTGATGCATCTACATATGCTTTTGTAACTTCGCCTGCTGTTTGAGCTGCTAACCAAGCGATAGAAACATCTCTTTGCGCAATTGCATCATTAGTTGAAACATTAACAATGTCTAAAATTGTTGTTTCCATGGCTACAATAGAGGCGTCTATATAATCTACACTTAAGCTATAATTGCTACTTAAGTCAACTGAAGCTTTAAAAGCGAATAACGTCGTTACATCCCTGGTTAAATCAGCATTAGTCTTTTCTCTTAACATTTTATGAAAATTATTTTATATTTTATTTTATATATTCACGACAAAAGAGAGGCAATTGCCTCTCTTTTTGTATTATCTGGTTTTGAGTTACGATTAAATAACTGCATTAGTAAAAATTAAAACATTTTTATCATTAAGTTAAAAAACTAAAAACAAGTGCTACCATATATAATACAAGAAGAGGACTCTTCACAGTCCTCTTCCTTAAATTCATTTAAAAAATGAATATTTTACCAATGTCGTTTTGGCCAGACCCAAAAACCGGACTCTATTTAACGGCTATAGAGAGTACTATTTGTATACCGGTTGAAGTGTCTATAATGTTTCCGTACAATTGTATGGTAAACTTGAATTCTTCAATAGGCTTTGATTTTTCAGAATCAAAAGCTTAATTTTTAAAGAAGCTTAATTTTACAGATTAAGCTTTTTGTTGTATTCTATATATTTTATTTATTTATTTACGCATAGTTTCGAACAATTTGCCAATTAACAATTTTTTAACACGCAAAGTGATATATTGAGATGTTTAGATGAATATATAAAATAAAATCATGAAATTAGGAATCATCTATTTAGTTACAAATTTAATCAATAACAAGAAATATGTGGGTCAAACCTGCACATCTTTAGCCTATCGTAAAGGAAAACATTTTCAAAACGCTTTTTATTTCAATCATATTAACCAATTTTACTCTGCATTGCGAAGATATGGAAAAGAAAATTTTGAATGGAAAATACTTGAAAAAGATGTAGACGAAATTAATTTAGATTATAGAGAAATTTACTGGATTAAGTTTTATGATTCACTCAATAATGGCTATAATATGACTGAAGGCGGTCATTCTATTCGAGGATATAAACATACACAAAAATCTAAAGATCAAATTCGGGATAAAAAGCAAGGAAAAAGTAATTTGTACTACTACATCCAACGATTTGGTGAAGTTGAAGGCCATATTAAATATGATCAATATATTAATAGTATGAAAGATAGAAAGGGAAAAAAACGAATAGATGTACTAATTGATAAATATGGAGAAGAACAAGGCCAAAAAATATACGATAGAATGATTGAAAAAATTAGTCAAATGAGAAAAATTCGAGGAGCTACAAATAAAAAAGGAGAGTCTTAAGACTCTCCTTTTTGTATGTTAATATTGGTATGTTACGATTAAATAACAGCTCCGCTATTTGTTTGGAAGTATAAAGTAATATATTGCGTTTCTGGGTGGAAACCTGCATCTACTAAAGCGTATCTGGTTTTGATAATAACTTTAGGAGCACCTGTACCTTCAGTGATAAGCTTAACGCTTTCAGCCATAAGATATGGGCAAAATACAACACCTGGTTCGTCTGCTGCACCTTTACGTCCTACAAGTACTCTGGTGTCTGAATAGATCATGTTTGGATCTACATAAAGAGTCATTCCAGCGATTGTTCCGAGTGGGTACAATGAACCGTTAGACTGAGTGAATGTATTAGTGATTGGTGAGAATGTGTAACCACTGTTTGTTTGAAGAGCTGTAGCAAGTTTAATGTTTGTTACAATAAAGTTTGCTGGGCCTCTACGACCTCTTTGCATTACAACGTTACCAGCTGCAAGGATGTTAGCCATAACTCTCTTAATCATAGTGTCTTGGTTTTCGAAGGTAGCACCAACTACTGATGCGTAACTTGCGAATCCAGGGATAACCATTGTTTTTGTTGAGAAAGTTGTGTCTCCGTCAGGATATGCGTAAGCTGCAGTTGTAAGAGCACCTGTTGAAGTGCAGTTCATGTTAAGGTTGATACCTTCAACTGCCAATGCATTAAGAGCATTTTTCCAACCAAGACCGAATAATCTTGAAAGGATGTGTTTGTTAATAGCTTGTGAAATTTCGTTGATACCAGCGTTTTCAACCATAGCGATAACATCAATACCCCATTGTTTGTTAAGGTCTTGAATTTGCTCTTGGGTAACACTTACTGATACTTGGAATGTTCCAACTTGTACGAATTTGGTGAATACCTGAAGGCCTAAAGCTCTTGGGTATTGAAGTTCACCAACTCCTCTTTCCATTGGTTCGTAAAGGGTTGTGCCTGATACGAATGTACCTGACCAATTGTCGTTGTCAGTTTGACCTGCGCCTACAAAACCTTGAACTTGATCTTCAAGTGTTGAGATAAGTGTAGGAAATTTAGTTACGGCATATAATGATGTGTCAGTTCCTGAATAGAAACTAGCAGTACCATCAAAAATATCGGCTAAATTATCACCTGTTGTGCCAAAAGTACCGGTTTTGAACATTGCAAATCCATCAATTCTTGATTTTCCAATGTAAGTTGCTGATAAACCAGCTGATCCTACAGATGAGTTAATTGATGAGTTAAAATAAACTATTGCACCTTCTGCGATTGTGCCTGCTGCAACTAAAGCTGCTGCTGATGCATCAAGTTGAAGTTTGAATGCGTGAGGAGCGTCATATTGATTATATGCTGCTGCACCTTGGAATAATGCTGGGTTAGCTGTTGATGGGCTACTTGCTGGTTGAGCACCGAAAGGTTGTTTACCACCTGCATATACATAGTCAAGGTATGATACCACACCTGTTGGACCTGGCATAGGAACTACGTTAACAAGGTCGAAACCGATTGTTCTTGCAGCTACTTGAAGTGCCATTGGAAGAAGTGCAGGCCATTTGTCACCTGAACCTTTTGATGCGGCCTGATAGAATTGGTTACCAGTTGTTGCTGCTTGAGAAGCAGGAACTGCATTACCAACACCAGGAACGTTGTAAAGAGTTGCATAAGGAGCGCTAACGCCACCCATTGCAGCTTCGTTTAATGCGTGAAAGTGTGCATATTTGGAAATCCATGAAAGTCTCTTTGGATCTTTAAGACCTGTTGTAGACTCGATCATTGGAGACCATTTAGCCACTATCTGTTGTTCGTTTAATTGTTTCATTTTTATTTGATTATTTTATTTTTTTATTTTTTGTATTTTATTTATTATTACTAAAACGTTAATTTTTGATACTTAATGCACTGATTAAACAATTGCGTATCTTTTCATTCCTTCTGCAACTCCTGCAACTACGCTATCGTATTTTTGTTCTGATTCTTCACCAGTTACTGCGGCAATAGATTCGTTTAAGGTGTAAACTGGACGAGGAATGATATCGCTAGTTTCCCAGAAGTTGTCAATCTGATATTGTGTATTTAAAGTAAAGTATTCTGATTTAGCAGTAAGACTTTCCTGAACGTTTTTAGGAGCTTTGCTATAAGCTTCTTTGTAAACTTTTGGAGCAAGTTTGAACCAAAGTGGTTCATCAACTTTTTCAGTTGCTAATGCGTATTCCCATAATTTAACAATTACTTTAGAATCGGTTGTTGGAACTTTAGAAATTTCTGTGGCTACCTTTTGTTTATCGGATGCATCAAGATTTGCAAATTTACTTCTATCCTCACTACTTAAAAGTTGTGTGAATGGAAATTCTGATTTAACGCTTTCGTCAACAGTCTTTTCTTTTTCGAGTCCATTGATAATTAAAGAAAGTTTTTCATCGAGTTTTGTACGTCTTGCTTGAATGTCTTCAGTTTTATTTAAGCTGTCGTTAATCAAGTTTTTTCCACCTGCCTTAACGTTTAATTTTAAATTTTGACTTTTTGTAGCTGTTGCGGAAGGACCGTCACCAGATACTTTTTTATCAGCTGAACCTATAACTTTAGAAGTTTTAAGGTTAGCTTTAAGATCTTTTGGATCATTGCTTAAGCCATCGTCACCAACCTTTTCAGGTTTTGGATTTGCTGGCATTTGTAATTTGTCATCACCAACTGGTTGTTTTTCTTTACCAAGCTTAACGTTTCTCATTTTAGCTACGATAGTTTTGGTTTTGTCATCGAATTCTACGCCTGTTGGTTTTGAAGTTTCGGTTGCAACTTTTACGTTTCCGATTTTTCCAACGGTGTCAATAACAGCGATGCCTTTAAGATTTGCCTCATTAAGAGGTTTTGCGGTGATAGAGTTAGTTTTTAACATTTCGTCGATTTTTGCTTTTAGTTCTGGATCAGCTTTAGATTCTGATACTAAGTCAACATATTTCATCATGTTAACAGCATCTTCTTTAGAAATAGCTCTTCCTAACATTTCTTCAGTCCAATTGACTGAATGGTTGAAGTTTTTAGCGATTGAAGAGGTCCATTCGTGCATACCATTGATAGCTTTTGCCTGAGTACCAACCCAGTCGTGCATGTCATTGATAGCTTTTGCTTTTTCTGTACCCCATTCATTAAGTGAATTGACACCCTTAGCAATTTGAGTTGTCCATTCATTAAGACCATTAAGCATTTCTGCATTGTGATCTACAGTTTCTCCGATTGCGTTTGTTACTTTAGCCACTTCGCCTGTCCAATCTTGTGTTGCATTGAGTGTTTTTGCGTTGTAGTCTACAGTTTCAACAATCTTTTTCGTTAGTTTATAATGCTTGTTACTCTTGTCTGCTAATGTATCAGCGTAAGTAGCAACTTCATTTACAGCCTTAGCGATCTCAGATTGCCAATTCAATGAATCTTCCTGAATCTTGCGTATCTTTTCGATATACTTTTTGATTGCTGTAAGATCAGCAGTGCTACCACTCTGTTGAATTTCGTCTAATCTGGTGTTAATGGCGCTAAGTTCTTTTGTGAATAATTCTGTCCATTGCTGTACAGTTTCTTCAGTAATAACTCCTGGTTTTGTTTCTGCCATTTGATTATTTTCATTAATTTTAGTTGTTTGTTGCTTTGCCTTTTTGGCTTCTTCTTGAGCTACTAAAGCCTCTTCACGTACTCCGGCAACGCCATGATATGTAAGAGGAACTTTGTCTGTTAAGTCAAGAATTGAAATGTTTTCATTCAATTTTCCGAACTTTGAATTGATACTGTGTTGTTTACGAGATGTAACACCTTCATTTAAGGATATGAGCATTTCTGCCATTTCTTTTTGTCTTGGGTTTGCACTTTCATTAACTGAGTGTAATTGAGCTGATTCGAACCCTGGCTTAGCAACTAAGTCATAAGTATAAATCTGTTGAATTGCAACAGTTTTGTCTTCGTTAACAGTACCTGCTGCTCTGGATGAGATTGAAAGAGGAACTCCTGCGTCTAATAATGATTTTGCAATTTGTCCTTTTGGGGTACCTTCCAAAATCTCAATACGACCTAACACTTGTCTTTTCTGTTGATCGTACCATAACTCGGAAATTCTATGTGAAACACTGCCTAATGCAACTTCAAATCTTTCAGGGTGATCTAACTCACCAAGTAAGTTGCCGTTAGCGATGTCTTTCTTTAGATATTCCAAGTGAGGAAGATATTCCTTTTCTTCGTAAATACGTCCATTGCGGTTTTCAATTCCAAACTCGGCGAAGACACCCTCTAACATTGTTTTTCCGTCGCGGGTAATCTTTTGAAGATTCTGAGCTGAACGTTCGAGAATCAATAAATTTTTTCCTGCCATAGTTTTTAATTGTTTTTTTAGTTTGTTTACATAGGTTTTACTATATTCTATATATAATGTATGCTAAGTGTCAAATGTATGGCTAGTGCATTTAACAACACGTTAACTAAATGTTCTAAGAAGATACAGATGAATACTGTATTATGAGATAATAAATTGAATATAATAGTGTTGTTAAAAAACTGTTAAAAAATTCATTGAATCTTCTGAAAATGATAACATTTAAACATACGAATCACAGGATTGTGTACTGTGATCAGTCAATGTATACCTTATTTAAACAACAAAAGGGACTCTAGAGGTCCCTTTCATATATCTACGTTAAAATTATTTCAATTCAATCATGAATCCTGTCATTGTTTGATAAAATTCATTATGTGTATCAGTAAAGTACAGTTTGTCACCATCCTTATCTCTTATGTCTACGAATCTTCCAGCTGTATGTCCAACAATTTGATCAATTCCAGGGAAATGATCTTTTGTAAGATCGCTTTTGTCAGCCCAAAGAATACTTCCTGTAGGACTTGATCCCCAACGAACTACTCCAATTTTCCACATTAGTGTTACATTGTCAATGAAGTAATTGAGTAATTCAGCCAAAGGAAGTTCTTTCCAAGGAGTTTCAGCGCCTTCAACCAAAATTTTGTGCATTACAGTTGTAGGATCGTTAATTTCCCTTCCAAGAGCTCCGTAAAACCAACCTGTCAAACCCGCATGTGTTAAAAGAGTGTATTTATCTTTTCCTTGAAATCCCCATGCAACTTGAAATAAGCTCCAGTTTTCTTGAATAATTGAACGATAAACTGGCAACATATCAAGATTGAATCCTGTGGTTGCAAATTTATTCCAAAGATATGCATAATCATGATTACCTAACAATAACGTAACTTTATCAGGATATTTTTTCTTGAGATCAATAATGTCATTGAAATTTTCCATGATTTCGTATGCTGTTGTAACGCGACTATCAACATAGTCACCAAGAAACACTATATGTGAATCTGGCATAAACATTACGTCTTTCATCATATCTTTCCATGAAGAAATTCCGTGTACGTCAGGAATTACTAAAATTTTACTCATTACTTATTAAATTATTAAATTGTGTGTAATCTTTATCCAAAATCATAATATAATTATACCCATATTTATATACTGCTTTTTTCTTTTCGTCAATTTCTATATCTTGTTTTAATGTCCAAGAACTTTTAATTTCAATTATAAGATTTAAAGATGGAATAAAAAAATCAGGAAAATATACTTTATTTTTATCATTGTACGTGTATTTAATAGTTTTTCCACGTATTATATTAGGATATTTTTCATAATATTTTTCTAAAAATTCGAATTCATATGAACCCTGATAATATAAATCATTTTTATACAGTTTAATAAGTTTTCTCGTTTTCAGTCCTTTATTATATGTATCAACATTTTGCATATTATGTTCTACACCGTAACGTTGTATATTTGTGTTTTTAATTTTATTTTTTATTTCTGGTGATTGATTAGGATTTTTAACATTATAATGTTTTAAACACGTATTTTCTTTTTTTATTTTAATTTTTTCTGATTGAGAAGGATTTTCAACGCCATATTTTTTTATATTGGTATGTTTAATGTCGTTTTTAATTTTTTCAGATTTAAATATATGTGTAACTCCATATTTTTTTAAACATGTTTGCTCTGTTTTTTCTTTAATTTTATTATCACACATGGGAGCATTGCCTCCATATTTTATGTTATTTGTTTTGTATCTTCTTTCTATATTATTATAATTTTTGTTTCCATATTTTTCTAAATTACTTTTTTCACGCTTAATAATTTTTATTTTATCAATACATTTTTTGGAACACCCATCTTTATATCCCTGCTTAATAGACATGAAAGGTGTTTCACTCCCACATATCACACATTTATTTTCATTTGAATTTTTAATCCATTTATCATAGTAATCTTTAGGATTATGACTTTTAGAAATATGTGTTGATAAATAATTTAAATTTTTAAATTCTCTTTCACATTCTTGGCATTTAAATTGTTCTGTTAGCATTTTTATTTTATATATTCATGAAAATGTTTAAGTATCAGACATAATTAAAATTTTCATTCTATAGTAAATATAACAAAATAAACCGTCAAATAAAAATATTTGACGGTTTATTTTTTAAAAAAGTGAAAAAATATGAAAAAGAATAATAAAATTATTTTTTATCTTTACCAAATAAATCGGGTGAACTATCTATGCCTGTTTTATAGGCATCCTGAGTAGCAAGATTCTTAAGAATTATAATTCCATGGATAATTTCGCCGGTAGGTTCAACTTTATATCCTATGTTAGTACGTTTTCCAAATATGATATTAGCCGGGAATGTTACTCGCATTGACTTGTGTTCTCTATCGATATCAATGAGTTTAGTCTGTTCAAGGAAGAAGCCATTTCTTTGGCCTTCAATAGCAACCATTAAATCTTTATAAAGAGAAGGATCGAACTGTGGGTTCGATTCTGTAATCCACTTCATTAAAGTTCCATCACCTTTTGAATATCTTCCTTCGATAAGAGGAACGTATATTTCTTTAAATCCATTTTTATATTCTGTGGCAACTCCAGCTTTAGACTGAATAATTTCCCACATATTTGAGAAGAATGCTTCGCATACAACCTGTTGGGCTTCTCCACGAAGTTTGAGTTTTCTTTCTGAATTACTGAGGCCGATTGCCCATACGATTGTGGCGATTGCGATTACTACGAATACGCCAAGTCCAATTAAAAATCCTTTCATTGTAAATGTGTTTTAGTTAATTTTCTGTTTTAGTTTGTATTAAATTGCAAGTCAAATATAATCAATTTCTTTGACATAAAAAAATATTTGAACACTTATTTTAAAATTAATTGTTGAGCATTGAGCTTGTTTCGTTTAATAATTGATTTATTGTTTCCAAATCAAAAAATAACTCGTCGCTTTTAGACATTATAACATTTATCTCAGACATTCTTCTTTCAAACACTGTATCATCACCTAAATTTTCATCATCCATTTCTTCAATAAAATCAGTAAATTTGCGTTGATTTGCAATGTATTCTTTTTCTATCTGTTTGGCTCTTTGACGTAAGTATATCAATTTATCAATTGTATGCAAACTTTGAAAACATATGTCTTTCATACTACAGGATATGTGGTAATAACTTTTTTGTCTTTAATTGCTTCCAATTTCATGAATTTTGACAATCTATCAAGATAATTCATTTTATCAATAAATAGAAGACCATTTAAATGATCAATTTCATGTTGAAGGATACGTGAAGGAATTCCGTGAAAGAAATCATGTTGTACTTCAAGTTTTTCATCCAGCCATTCAAGTTCAATAGTAAGAGGACGAATAATGTTTTCAGATATTCCTGGAAGACTTAAACACCCTTCTGCAAATACTACATTTCTTCCTGAATATGCAATAATTTTAGGATTAATAAAAACACCTTTGAATAATTCGCCATCACTGAATTCTTCTTCGATAACAATTACTTTTACATTTAGTCCAATTTGCGGCGCGCAAAGTCCTACACCATTTGCATTGTGCATAGTTTCAAACATATCAGAAATAAGCGTTGATAATCCTAGATCAGTAGGATCGACATCAACTGCTTTATCTCTTAAAATGTTTTCACCATATAAGAAAATTGGGTATATCATTTTTTGTTTATGTCGTATTCAATTGAAAAAATTACCGTGTTAGCAACGGGATATACGCTTACTAAGGTATTTTTGTTTTCACCTTCAGGCTCGTTTGTATAAAAATAAAAAGAGCCTTCGTTTGTTTCGAAATATTCTGCAAAAACAGAACACGAACCGTATTCACGTACGTAAAGATTGTATTTATTCATAAAATTAAAATTTAAACATTGACATTGATTTGGCCAGACCAGCCTGATATTCAGGAGAGTCCATTGCTTTCTTTACCTGTTTGTAAAGATCAGACTGTTTGATGAAATATTCAGGGATGAATATTGGGCATATAAGCCAGATAAGGCATGAACGTACAAATGAAGGAGCGGCATAATAAATTCTGCCAGCCTTGTTGTTAAAAGCGGTGTCATCATTGATGTATGTAACTGTTACATACAATGCAAATAAAATACAGAAATCAATAAACTTTTTCATTTTTCCTTTTTTTTTAATTAACTATAGTACTAATATAATCAAATTATTTGACATGAAGAAACGTTTGTCTATTTATTTTCTTCTTCGTATCTTTTTTTATAAAAATCTTCAAGTTCTTGATGTGTAGGGAGTTCACTATGATGTCTAGAAACATCAATAGCTTCTTCTTCACTATTTGTGAATAGAATTTCTTTATACCAAAGTTCTCCGGTATGTCCGTGCGTGTTATTGTCGGAATTTGTGCTCCAAAATCTTAATCCTCTATCTGGAAGAGTTAAGTGTTCAAGAACTACATATTTTTCTGAACGTTTCATATTATTTGTATTTTTGTATTAAATTAAAGTGTTCCCAACGATATACTGATTCATAATGATTGTACATGTGAAAAACTAATCCCATTTCAGGATCGTTTTCATCAAGACGATAAACACACTTTCTTTCACCATCGCCTTTTGTTCCTACCCATTTTGGAGGATATTCTTCCATAGATATATGAACATTAACTGGTTGTTGTATTTTCTTTCTCATTGTCATAACGTTTAAGTATGTCAACTAATTCGTATGTTTTGTGAAATTTGAAGATTCCTTTTTGAGGTTCTTCAGGTTCAGTTCTAAACAACTTCAAACAATGTATTTCCCAATCGGTTAAAAAAGAAGATAAAACATTATTGATTGAAAATTTCTTCGGACCTATTACTATTTGAGTACTATGACTGGTTTTATCCATCACAAATACATGCATTTGTTAATTTCATTTGTGTCAAGTTTTCCGCTTGAACTTCCAGAAAGCCAACCACCACCTAATAAACTTGAGTGGCCTGAAACATTGCCGCTGAATTCACCTTGAAGTCTTTGAATTCTGTCATTAACATTTTTGGATTTACATTTGGGGCATTCGTTATTTGTAGAATTTTCATATTTGCGATGAAATTCATATCTGTCGTTGTATTCTTTTTCAATTATTGCCTGAAACTTTTTGTATTCTTCTTTAACCAGCAAAAATTGTTCAGGAGTGAGGTGTTTTTTGACCGTTTTGTCTTCATGCGGAAGAATTCCAATTGCGCGTAAAAAATCTGTAAAAGTCATAGTTATAATTTTAGATTAGTCAAATATAATCAATTTCGTTGACAAAAAAAAATAAAGACAATTAAATGTTTGTTAAAGATTTGCCCACCCTCGTCCATCAAGGCGAACACCTCTTAGATTGATAGGTTGAAGTTTTGGCTGTGAATAATATGGGACTTTTTTAATCCATCCGCCTTTGCACATATCGTCCATCATTCGTTTGAATAATTTTTGTATTTGTGCTTCAGTAGGTTTATCTACAATTGAAACATAGTATTCATTTTCCCACCAAACAGAAGTTCCAGAATCATTCGTAGGGCCGTAACTTGTTCTAGCTGTTGTAGAAACAGTATAGCCTCGGCAAGTTGAGGTTGTTTGTTGGTCAAAATAACTTGGTGCCATACGTTTAATTGGTGATCCTGGAGGGATTCAAACCCCCGACTTTTTCGTTCGAAGCGAAAATCTCTATTCTCTGAGTTACAGGACCAATTTTAAAAATTTTTCTATTTCAATATTACGATTTGTTTGAAAACCTTTCCATGGAATTCTGTAAACTTTCCACCCATTTGATTCTGAATAAGCATCTCGTATTTTATCATGTTCTATAGATTCTTTTGAAGAATAATGTTGATACCCATCAATTTCAACATCTAATTTTAAATCAATAAAAGCAAAATCAAAAAAATATTTTCCAAAAGGCATTTTTTCTTTAATTATGTGTTTTGCATACAAATCATATTTTTCTAAAATATTTTCTATAAACCATTTTTCAGGATAGCTTCTTCGATTTTTATCTGTGTTTATGTGATTCCATCCTTTATGTTTGCCAATTTTT